CTGCCACCGCAATGATGGATCACAGCATTGACCAACGTACCGTCGAAATTGCCGGCGGCGGGATGGACGACAAGCCCGGCAGGCTTGTCGATCACGATCAGATGCTCGTCCTCGAACGCGATGTCGAGCGGGATGTCCTGGGCTTCGTTATGCGCCGGTCGGGGAATGGGCACGGTGACGGTGAAGGTTTCGCCACCAAGGAGCTTGCGGGCGGGGTCGCGCATCAACACGCCCGACGGATCGCTGACCGCGCCCGACGAGATGAGCGCTTTCAGCCGCTCGCGTGACAATGTGGGCACGGCATCTGCCAGCGCCCGATCGAGCCGCCAGCCTTTGGCCGCGCCCGAAACCACTGCTTCGAAGATGGAAACCCCCGGAACCATTCGTGTAGGGAGATGGGAATGAGGCCGGAAATTTCAAGTGCGCCGTTGCTACGCGTTTTACGCTCGGTCTGGATCGCATCGCTTATCAATGGGCAATATGGTCCGCCCGATGAGAAATGTGGGATCCTGCTCGGCAGAGGGCATCGCGTGACGAGGATTGATCACACGGCCAACGTCGCCGCCGATCCCTTCACGACGTTCGAGATAGACCCGGCCGCGCTGATTGCGGCCTACCGTAACGCACGTCGCAAGGGCGCATTGCAGGTCTTGGGTTACTTTCACACGCACCCTCAGGGCCCCTCGACCCCCTCCGAGCGGGACGCCGCGATGGCGGCGCCAGACGGCAAATTGTGGTTGATCGCCGGGCGGGAGAGCGCGCTGTTGTGGCGCGCGGTGGAGAATGGCGAGGTTCGCGGGAGGTTCGACCCGGTGAGATTCGATTTGCGGATCGGTAAGCGGATCGAAACCGATCAGCTCGGAGTTCGGTTGCGATAGTCCAAATAGATTCCAGGCGGACTCATGGTGATGCCCGTGTTGGCGGAAGAGGTGTTGCAGGCCGCGTTCCGCTGGGCCAAAACGCCGCCAACGAAAACGAAAGAAACGCCCCTAATGACCATGACCTCGGTCGACTTCGCCAGCCTGCTCTGCTCGCGTCTCTGCCACGATCTTCTCAGCCCGGTAGGGGCGCTCAACAACGGGCTCGAATTGCTTGCCGACGAGCATGATCCGGAAATGCGCGCGCGATGCCTCGAACTGCTCAACGAAAGCGCGCGAGCGTCGGCCAACAAGCTCAAATTCTTCCGGCTCGCCTTCGGCGCGGCGGGTGGGTTCGGCGAGACGGTCGATACGCGCGAGACGCGCTCGGCGATCGAGGGGTTATTCAGCGACAATGCCAAATTGTCGATCGGCTGGATGGTCGAGGAAGCGACCTTGCCCAAACCCGCGACCAAGGTGTTGCTCAACCTGGCGCTGATCGCCGGCGACGCGCTGGTGCGCGGCGGCCAGCTCGACATCGGCGCAGAGGAGAATGCGGGCAATATCGAGATCGTGGTGCGCGCGGAGGGCCCGCGGCTGGTGCTCGATCAGGAATTGCGCACGACGTTGCTCGGCGAACAGGGCGATACGGCCATCACGCCACGCGCGGCGGCGGCCTATCTGATCCATTCCTTGGTCAGCGATGGCGGCGGTAGCGTGCAGATTTCCGAGCCCGATGCTCCCGTGCTGCTCTTTGGTGTGACAATTCGCGCCGGGTAAACGTCTCTTTTACCCGGTGTCAAGGTTTTCCGCTCCCTTTCTTGTGTGGTTTTCCACGGTTTGAACGTTCATGAGTCGTTCCCTGCCATTTAAGAACGGCGCTATCGGCCATCAGGGATTGGTCCCGCTCTTTAGCGTAGTGCTCCACGACCCGGAGAGACTGGCCGGAAATAGCCGCCGCTTCAGGAGAGCTACACCCGGCCTCAAGAAGGGCAATGACGGCGTTTTTGCGCAAGCCATGGGGCACGCGCTTGACGCCGTGTTCGGCGCAGAATGCCTTGAGCAGGTCGCGGGCAGTGTCTTCATCGTAGCGCCGTCCGCGATCGGTTACCGCGATAAGCAGCCCTTTGCGCGGAGTCTTCGCCAGTTCGGCCGCTAGATCCTCATGCAGCGGGATCGACAGCAGCTTATCGGTCTTGTCCTGGCGCACGATCAGCCGGCCATCCTCGATATCGCTCCAGCGCATCGATAGCGTGTCGTTGAGCCGCTGGGCGGTGTAATAGAGCAAGTGAACTAGCAGGCGGACCTTAGCGTCATCTGACGCCAGCGCGGCTTTCAGTATCGGCTTCGGCCACGGCACATGCTCGCCAAGCTTGAACGGAACGATGCCTACCACGGGGTTGCTCGCGACATAGCCGCGAGGCTTGGCCCATTTGAACAGCGCGCCACAGACGCCTAGGAAGGAATTGGCGGCGCCGGGTGTCTCGCCCATGCCATCGAACAGCCGTTGCATATCGACTGTGGTGATCGCGGCGACTGGCGCGGTCGGCAGCAAGCGCTCTAGTTTGGCCAGTGCGATATCGTAGACCTTGCGCGAGCCCGGCTTCAGGTCGCGATACATCGGGCTCTTTTGGTATAGGTCGATCAGCTTGGGCACCTTGACGATTTCGGTGACTCCGCGCCTCCGGTGCCCATCACATGCCGCCAGCGCGCCACCAAACTTCGGGTCGCGTAGATCAGGCAGACGAGTGTAGACGCGCTTACCGTCAGCCTTCTTACCGGTGTCGTAATAGTAATAGTCGTGGCCCTTCGACCGGACCAGCTTTACATGCTTGGGGAGTTTATGCGGCAAGGCCCGGCTGCTCCCTTCGCCAATCGCCGATCCCGCCGGCTAGCTCGTCAAGATACTTGTCGAGTTGCGTTCGGTCCCAATGGTCCTCACCGCCAAGCTCGATAGGCATAGGCAAGCGTCCTGCGTAGACTTCCGCCAAAAACTTCGGCGGTGTCAAATCGCAGTACGCCGCCGCCTTGGCGCGCTTCATCGATCGAGGCCAGTAGGGCGCTGTCATCCCTGAATGTCCTTGGGGGGAGGGGTGGCGTCCGCTTCCTCAGCATCATCCTCACAGAGCATCTGTCGCTGTAGCGCTAGGTATCGATCAAGCATGTCGAAATGCCGCGCCTCCATCGGCTTGTTCGACACGATGGTTACATGGTGATTCTTGGCGACTGGAACCTGGAGAATGTATGCGTGCTCTGTCATGCCGGCACCTGTTCAAACAGTTGGCCATCAACTTTGAGCGAGGCCTTCATGCCAGCAACGCGCGACTCTGCATCGGCGAAGTCATATGCCCATACTTCTGTCCCATAGGGATGGCCGTCCATTTCGTAGGAGAGCAGAAACACATAAAGCGGACGCCCGTATTCGTCTTGGCGAGCGAACTCAGAGTCCGGCGGCGCGCGCTTGTTGCGCTCGCCAGTCAAGTCAATGATGTCCGTCACAACCCCGCCCTCCGCTTGATCCTCTGTAACCTGGGATAGGCTTTTGCTCGACGGAGCCAGCGTTCATTGGCGAGAGGATCTAGGGCAAGCATCTGCCGGCGAACGGCTAGGACGTGGGCTTCATGCTCGAAATTAGCGATGCGGGTGTGGAGGGCGGTCATTGCCTGCTCCCGTTCTGCGCCGGTCGCGAAGTCTCATGCCCGAAAGCATCATCGACGCGATCGAACACCAACACGTAATTCATGATCGGGCGGAGAATGGCTGCGTTCGGATATTTTGAACGTGCAAACTCGGCCGACGTTGTTTCGATACGATGAACTGTCATCTTACAAACCTTTCTGGGCCGGAACACCGGGGGCGATATCCCGGCCCTTGGCGCTAGCGGTATTGCTGCGCTTCGAAGTCATTGCTTGGGCTCCGACCAGACGACGCCGTGTTCAGATCCCCAAGCCGAGATAAATTCCATCATGTCGGACATGTCCTGCTTGCTTAGGCGCGAGCTGGAGTGGCCGATGGGAAAGGGCCTGCCCTCTAGATCGTTCTCGAACTGCACCTGATGGCCGAACGACTGCATGAAGACAGCCTTCCAGCGTTCGGGTGTCATCGATCGACCGCCGGGCTTTGAGCGCGAGACATCACTGAGAAGCGCCCAAAAGCGCGCGTTCTGGTCGTTCGTCCGGCGCGGCGCGGTGATGTTGCAGACCGCGTTGTGCGGGGCAGCGGTTATCAGGGCCCGCGCATTGGCACGGTCGCCATCGCTTCTCAGGATGATGGTTTGGCCGTTCATTCGCCGAACTTCCATCCTGCCGTCTTCAGCAAGTTCATCGCTGTGGTCATATGCGCCATTGTCGCAGCCTCATTGCGCGCCCAAGCCGTGCGAACAGCAGCATTCAGATGCTTTATTGCGCTGGATGTGGCGGCTTCTCTGCTAGTATCAGCCACGTTCAGCCTCCCATTTCGCCCGGCCAGGCCATGCTTTCCAATAGGCGTTCGCAACCTCGACAGCGTTGAAGCCGTACTTGATCTGGAACGTCGCCCATCCGCCGCGCTGGCTGAATGCACCGATCTTACCGTGCTGCTCGTCATGGTGGCGCTGGCAGAGCGGGATAGCGTGCGAGTCAGCAACGCGGGTCGACATGCCCTTGCCACCCGCGCAGTCCACATGCGCTGCCTCGATTGGCGCGCGACGTGGCGGATCGCCAAGGCCACAACCGCCCGCGCGATGGTCGGCCAGATAGCACGGCCTGCCGCGCAGCCACTTCAAATAGCTGTCAGCCACCTTCCAGTCAGGCCGGGGAGCCTTCTTGAAGCGCGAGCGCAGGGATGCTGGGCCGAGATAGGTCATTGTCCAGCAGCCTCGCCGCGAGCCCGCCAGATGGCGCGAGGCGATCTCTCGCCTACGCGCGCGCGGCACTGCGCACGGAATCCAGGGGCGTTGAGGTTTTCCTTCTGCGTGCCCCATTTCAAATTCGAGGGGCGGTTATTCAGGGCGTCTTCGTCTAGATGGATGACGACCGCCCCATCGAATGGGCTAGGCCCATGAAATGCCTCGCACACTGCCCTATGAACCTTGATGTTGCCGTACTTACGCACCCACACGCCGCGATAAACGTGACGCGCATGGACGCTAGCCCGGTTCACCGATCCGAAAATCGGCTGCGGCAAGTACGTTCGGTAGCCGCCATTAGGCAGTGGAGCGTAGCCCGGCGGCAGCAATAGCCGCCCTTCGCTACTTGCCATCAAGCCTGGATAGCTGGGCACTGGTTTCCAGATCTCGGCCATTTCTAAAAAGGAACTTCGGAATCTAGATCATCGTCAAACGATCCGGATGGATATGAGGTTGTTTGTTCCTGGCTTGCAGGCCTATCGACCTGACGACCGCCCCCGCCCTGAGGGCCATCCAGCATCAAAAGCTTGGCGTCGTAGCCCTGCAATACGACTTCGGTTGAATACCGGTCCTTGCCGTCTTGATCCTGCCATTTACGGGTCTGAAGCTGTCCCTCGATATAGACCTTAGATCCTTTGCGCAGGTAGCGCTCGGCGACGTTGGCAAGGCCCTCGCTGAATAGCTTGACCGTATGCCATTCTGTGCGCTCCTTTTTCTCGCCCGAATTACGATCCTTCCACGTCTCAGAAGTCGCAATCCGAAGCTCGACAACCTTGCCGCCGTTCTGAAACGAGCGGCTTTCAGGGTCGCGGCCAAGCGCGCCGATGAGCGTAACTTTGTTGAGACTAGCGGCCATGATTTATCCTGCGTTAAAAGGGGTGGGTTTGTTGGCGGTGAGTTGAGCTTCATGCTCTTCCCAAGCGCGCTCGAACTGGCGGCCTTCCGCGCCGTCCAGCGCGTCCACCATTTCCTCGTTTGCCGCGCGCCATGCCGCTAGCGCCTTCAGTGTCGTGGTTTGCCGCATGGATGCGATCATCCCAGCGAACATGCCGTCGTCGCGCTTCAGGTACTCGCGCCGCGCTTCCACGTCGCCGCGCAACCCAACATCTTCGGGAACGCGCGGATCGCCGGTGAGAAGCGAGGTCCAATCGCGCTCGGCCTGGTCGATCGTTGGTCGCTCTGCCTTCAGCAGGGCGTTGATCTCGGCTACTGTGGTTGCTTGCTGGACCTTGACGCGGATAGCCTGGATCGCCGACTTCAGAGCGGTCTTGCTCGCGTGCGGGCCGTCCAGCTTCGTGCGGGACAGCGGGACGCCCTCTGTGTCCTTGTAGGACGCCTTTTCGCCGTCGTCATCCTCGCCGGCCACCTTGATATTCAGGATTGCCAGCGTGCCGTAGCGCTTGCCGTAGGACGTGCTGGACCCGACCGCCTGAACACTGTTCTTGCTTCCGCTGCTATCGTGCGGCAGAACAAAGTCGGTCGTTTCCTCGTGGCCGTCGATATGGGTCAGGATCGTCGTGACCTGAACCTTGCCGTCAGCCGATAGACCGTTGCGGAATTTCAGGTCGAAGCCGTGGCGCGACAGCACCGGGACAACGGCATCGTGGATATCCTCGAACCGCGCGAACGGCGTATCCTGGGTAATCACGTTCGTCTGCTTGTCGCGAATGATGATATGACCCTTCATGGTCACTTCCGGCAGCTCGGGACGCATCGCGATCTTGGCTTCCGTGAAAGCCTGCTTTGCGCGGCCTTGCTGCACACGCTCTTGCATCGCTAGAAGGCGCTCCATCTTGTCGATATCGACAGACGGGTCGCGGGCCGCGCGCTCGATCACCGCCAGCAATCCGCCAGCATAATCGATCGGGGCTTCTTCGCGCTTGGCTATCGCGCTCGTCGGCTCAATCGCCATTGTTGTTCTCCCCACTACTAAGGGCGGCAAGAGCTGCCCGAAGGTGCTTGATGCGAACCGTCACGCCAGCATTGTCATCGTCGTCATGCCTGACCGTTTCACGGCAGCGTTTGGCAAAGGGCTCCAGAGCCCTTCTCAACGGATCAGCATGAGAGGCGAGGACCGCGAGTACAGCCGTCATCGGCATGTAATCGTCACGCTGACCTTCGAGATATTGATAAGCCTTACCAGGGTCATGATCCGCGCAAATCTGCCGGGCGATGATCAGGGATTCTCTATCCGCTTGGATCACCTTGGTTGTCATGAGGGGTTCTCCGATGGGGTTGTTTGGGCGTCTGCGCTTTGCGCACCGCTCTGGCGGCCTTCGGCCTGAGCCACGTTCCGTGTCTCAGCCGTGCCGGCGCCTGCCGCTGACGCGAGCTTATGGGGGAATCCCTGCTTTTCGCTGGTCGCATTGAACTTGCGTGCAGTCGCCTCCGCTAGGTCAACTCCCAGGCGACGAGCTAACTTATCGAGGCAAATGAGCACGTCTCCGCACTCATCAGCAAAGTCTTGAGTGGTTGCGCGGGAGCCGCGCCATCCACGCTCTTCGCGCTCCAATTTCTTAACGACGTTCAGCAACTCTCCCACCTCGCCACCAAGCTCCAATGCATCGAACATCATCCCGGCATCGTTGCTGACGGTGAGAGTCGGGTGCTCTTTCGTGAAACTGTGCGGCTGCGGGCTGAAGGGCGCGTTGCAGTGCGTTGAGCCGACTTGCTTCGCTCCCGCCATAGATCTGCCACAGTGGGCGCATTCCATCAGCGGTTGTACCGCCCACGCTTCATAGCGTTCGGTGTTCACGCGCCGAAGCTGCGTAAGGAAGTCCTCACCCATTGTAATTCTCCCAGCGAAAGTCGATTGAAGCCCGGAGGGTCGAAACACGCGAAGCGGGGTTCGATGCCGAAGGCACGAAAGCGCGGTGCGAAGCATTCGCCAAGTATTCGTTCACCTCACACCTCCATAAAGAAACTTCTCCGCTTCCTCGCGGCGGGAAACGTCACCCCAAAAATCTGGATATGCTTCCATCTGAAGTTCAATCATCCTATTCAGGCACACCCCCAAGCTTTCCAGAACAGGAATGGTCTTGTCGGTTACCTTGATCTCGGGGAGGGGGATCATGACTCGCCCCTAGCTTTGGCGAGGGCGGCGCTCGCGGCATCGTACAAGTTTGGCTCGCATGCGTTCATATCGAGACCGTAAACGCGAACCATTCGATCCAACGCGTCATACAGGTCCGGTGACGCAGCGATTTGGTACGCATTCGCTCGCCCGTCTGGGCTATCGATCGCAATGCCGTCGACATGACCGTCCATGCGAACAACGACCTTAGCCAGATCGGTCCATTCCTTCCCGTCGATACCGACGCGAAATTTACGTTGCTTGCCGAGAGCCCATGGCCCCGGCGTTGTTCCAGGCGCTCCCATCAAACTCTCCCATATCCACGGTTGAGCGCCCGATCGGACGCAAAGAAGGGGTCGGCTGGCTCCGCACATTCCATTGCGCGAGCATCAGAAGCCCATGCTTCCTCTGTTTCCTGCCAGAGAACGAGATCCACGATCCCGTCACACCCTCCGCACAGACCTTGCTCGTCAGGAACAACGGTGTCGTTGCATGTGGGGCACCAGCGAAGGGATGGATGCGCTGTGATGTTGGCGGGGGCGTTCATGCTGCCGAACCTTGCGCGGCAGCAAGGGCAGCGCCCATTGCCATCGCCATCCCCATGCGGGCCTGTTGCTCGCGCGCAAAACCCTTGAGAACTTCGTCGGTATCGACAGCCTCCCACCGGGTCATCTTCATCACCCAGGCGAAGATCGCGGCATTAAGCGCATCGCGAGACACGCTATGCTCTGTCGCGGCTACAGATACCTCTCCACGCCAGTCGTGCGTGAACGCGCTAGGGATCGAAGCGCGAATCGGCGAGACGGGAACTGGCTCGACCGTAGGCGAGAGCCCGTCCGCTTGCGGAGCGCTAAACCCTTGGTTTCCGGGTTCTTGTATGGAGGGAGTGGTCATGCCGAAGCGACCTCGTTCACGGCAGCGATGTAAAACCGCTTCGCAATGTCAGAGATTCCTTTGCCGAGTTCCTTTTGCTCGAAACCAGATGCGGCAATCATGTCCGCCTCTTCTTTCGCAACATCATTGAAAACCCAGCGCAGATAGTCGCCGATAAAGCGAATATCGATCTCACGGCCGAACTCATTGACGTGAATATCGAGACCCTGGCGCAGACGGTTCTCGGTAACGATCGCCGCGATAAGCTCGTCACGCTGGCGAAAGCGCTCAACGTCCACGGCAGCAAGGACCTTAACCTTGCTGGCCGAATGCTTCTCGCCCTTGACCTTGAACCAATACCGGCTGTCGCGGTCACCATCTGCCGGCGTCCAGACGATGCCTTCGCCGATGCCGCAATGACCGAAGGCCTTGGCAACGGGGCACTCCGCTTCAACAGCTTCCGTTAGCGAGACGAGTTCGTTTTGAGCCTGCTCAGGCTTGTCGAAGTCTATTTCCAGTTCCCAATGTGGGAAGTCGAAAACGTTGAAAATCCGCGCATCGGGGAGGGAGGGCAGCGACTTGGTGAAAACCCAATCCCCGTTGATGCGCAGGGCAAATGTAACGAACAACTTCTGCTCGGCGGAAATGCCGACGCTTGATTGAACGCCCGCACCGCACCATTCACCAAAGATAGAAACATCGTCGCCGATGGCGGACAGCATTTCACGCAGCGCAGCTTCATGCGCGCTCATATGCCGAGCGAACCCGCTGTTATCATCGTCTGGCGTGATTTCACGGGTGCGGCTCCGATAGACGATCTGGCCATCAAGCAGCGAAATCCCGGCGTTCGTTCCGTGCAGCTTCACCGTGCCGACGAACACGCGCTTGCGCGGCGCAACGTTGTGATAGGCGGCCCAATCGCGCTCAGCCTTCACCGTGCTGCGGAACTGGTTAATCGACGGGAAGAAGCCTGACGCAGGTTCGTCGTTCTCGTTTTCGGCAGCGACGCGCGGCTGATCGTTACCCGGCAGGGCCGCGACTACAGGCGCGGTCGGCGAAGCCGATAGAGCAGCTTCCCGAAGGGCGCGCCCTGAAATATCCTGAACCATATTCCGCCTCCAACACTCTGATCGTGTTGAAGGGGTTCTAGGCAGGCGTGCCTATGTCGTCAAGCACAAAATAGGCAGGCGTGCATATTTCTGCATGCGCCTCACCTTGGCATCGCGTAGATCACTCACTTCTCGCAGACGGCACGAACCTCTTTGACGAGATCGAAGCGACCGGCCCTCAAGGCGAATGAGCGCGCGGCTTCGCATTTGCCATCGGCAAGGAGCTTCCCGACGCGGCGGTTTTCGCCATCACGCATGCCCGCTTGCATACCGGAAAAGAACGGACCCCCGGCGGGTCGTTCCTCGGACTCGCACCGCGTAAAGGCGCCATTGCTGTTACAGGTGGTTTCGGTCTGCGCCACGCAGACATTGGGGGCTAGAAGCGCTCCAACCGCGATCAGAGTCGTCTTGCGAACCATACTGGCCTCCCCATGATAGTCGTGTCAGTCTCTTCGATCTCATACGGCGTATAGCGTTCGTTCGCCGAGAAGATGCGATACCAGCCCCGCTTCTGCGGGATGCGCTCGACCAGCTTCACTACATAGCCATCGCCATCGAACAGGGCGAACGGGCCTGGCTGGCGCGGATCACGATCGCGCTTGTCGATCAGGATTTGGTCGCCGTGCTGGAAGTCGGGTTGCATGCTGTCGCCGCGCACATCGATTAGCTCGAAATCGGATGCCCGCCCGCGCAACTCCTCTTCAATTAGTCGGCGCGGCAATTTGGCTATCTGCCGATCGCCTTCGCCGGTTCCACCGCCGCCCATACCAGCGAATGATGGGAGCACCGGAATATCGACGTATGTCCGCTCGTCCAGATCGTCGGGTAGATCTGCATCGACGCGGAAGGCGGGAAACTCCGGGTACTGCTCACGTAGTTTGGCCATCGTGTCGCGGTGAAGACGCGATGTAGCACTGCCATTGGCGAACCGATTGATCGTTGTGTTCGCTGCGCCAATCTTGGCAGCTATGCGAGCTGGGCGCTCGCCGCTCCATTCGACCAGTTCCTGAATCAGAGAGATGTCATCTGCTACGCTCGCCATGATAGGCGGCATAGCAAACCTGCCTATTTTAGCCTCAAAGCAACTCTGCACTTGCATTTAGGCAGACCTGCCTATAACGTGCCTAAATATGGAACAGGCTGACCCGCTATCGTCGCTCTTTGAACGCGCGAAGGCGCATCGCATTCCGATGTCCGAGATTTGCCGTCGTGCGGACATCGATCCGACAACGCCTTCCCGATGGAAGCGCAAGAAAAACGGCGCGACACTCGAAAAGGTGACGCAGCTTAACAGCGCGCTCGCCGACATCATCGCCGAAGCAGCCGCAGCATGAGCGCCGGCAGCATCATTAAGCCGCCAGCGGATCGCCCAACTACCAAGGCTGGACTTCGCTATAACACGCGCCAGCTTTCCCGCGTGATCGCTCGGTTCACGGGAAACCCGACTGAACAGGTCGGCAATCCCGCTCGGCTCATGCGGGTACAGGTTAAGCCCGTCCCGCCGGTCGCCGAGTATGACGCTTGGCTGGTCAGCATCCGCGACAAGCGTGGGCACACCGCTGTCACCGGCTCCAAGCTGCGCCGTTGCGTTCATATGATCCGCACCGGCTCTGCGCAGGCGGATTGCGACCGCGCCTGCGGTTTCTCGCTCGGCACAACCAAGCGCTGGCTTGACCGACTCCCGCTGGAGCTACGGCCATGACCCTCAGCACTCCCGGCGGGGTGTCCCCACCCCCTTTCCAACACCCCGCCGGTCTTTGCGTCGACGTCCCGGAATTGCTGTTCCGTGTGCAGGATGCCGAGGGCAGGGGACCATACCGCCCCGGATTTTCCGCGCGCTGGCGTGACAAAACCAACCCACGCCATCCACCCGCTTGGTGGAATGAATTGGGGATGGGCTTTTTCGAGGCTCATAACTTGGTCGACCCAGCGCTTCACTCTGGTTGCGCTTTCAGGTCGATCGCACAGTTAAAGGACTGGTTTTCGCCGTCTGAACTTAGGCGTTTGGACGCGCTCGGGTTCCGGCTGGTTACCATTCGTCCAGAGGCGGTGTTCGCCGAGACGCCCACGCAAGTCGTGTTTGGCGTGGCTGCCCCACTGCACACCTGCCGCTCAGTCATAAAGCTTGGTTCAAAGGCAATGGAGGCACTCGCGTGACCGACAACATCGATTTCTGGAGTCTCGTGATCGGTATCGTCGGCATGGCGGTCATTTGTGGCGGCCTCTACGGTTTCATCGAGCTTGCCGATGCCCGCCAGAACGCGCGCTACCACCGCGCTCAACGGGACAGGATCAATAGTCGGTTGGGCGTCTTCCATGAGGGAGGGCAATAACGATGCGCGAACGTAACGTATTGCGCGTCAACGCGGTCGAGGAACAAGCGCTTTACCGCAGTGCGGTAGCCGAGATTCTCTGGAATATTCAGACGGATCACCGTGTCACGCTCCAGGAGATCAGCGAGACGATCGATGTTTCGCTGGGCACTGTCAGCAATGCTGCGAACAAGAAGGCGGACCTCAATCCGATCTACCTCAAGCGGCTAGGCGAGGCATACGGCCCTTGCACGCTGGACCCCTATGCCAAGCTAATTGGCGGTCGTGTCGTGGCCTTTGAGCATGAGAGTGACGGTGACATTCTGCCAGTGCTGACGATCGCCACACACAAGGTCGTGTCGGCTCGGTCGCCATCGTCGGAAGCCGGGGCCATCGAAACGCTCAAGGAGCAACTCGGCTACCTGCCGGACCTTCGCCGCGCCCGTCGCGAGATCGATGCGCAGATCGCCAAGATTGAAGCGCGAAAGGCAGCAGCATGATCTCCCATCTCATAGCCTCCTATCGCCAACGCAAAGCCATGAAGCGCTTGGACGAGTTGGTTCAGCAAACGCTCTCCAGCTACGAGCACAAGCGTTACCTTGAGCGCCGCGAGGCTGCCTTGAAGGGGAGGGCGCGGGCATGAAGGTTTACGCTGACATCCCGAAGCGGCGTGTTGCGGCACCGGCCCTCATTCGCATCGTCGGCAAGGCGATGACAGTAGAATGCCTGCAACCCGTTCCGGTCAATACCAAGCATCCCAGCTTGTCCGTCTGGAACTCCAAGGCAACCATGTGGGGGCAGGGGTGATCGAGCTTCCTTTCCCCCCAGCATCGCTCTCAGGCCACGCTAAGGGTCATTGGCGATCAAAGGCGGCAATCACCGCCAAGCATCGCGAGTGGGCGCGCCTGGCCACGCTGGAGGTGCGTGATATCGTTATACCGGCAACGGGCGATATTCGTGTGATCGTGGCGTTCTATCCGCCCAACCGGCGCGGCGATCGGGTCAATTTCCCGAACCGCATGAAGCCATATTTCGACGGCATCGCGTCAGCTTTGAATGTCAACGATAGTCGCTTTCTACCCGTCTACTATTTCGGCGAGCCCGTGAAGCTCGGCAGGGTCGTGGTCGAGATCGGAGAGGCAGTATGACCTCCGCGATCCACACTATCCACAGCGAGCATTTTCAACGGCTTATCCTGTTTGATGAGGATAAGCGATTATCCACAGTTGCTTGCACCCAGTTGTCGGGGGCATAGAATCGTCGATGGGCGCTATCCTCCCTTTCGCGAGCAAGCAGCAGGCCGGCGAAACTCCGGTTGAAGCCGCTTGGCGCGTGTATTCTGAACTAGCGACACAGCAACTCGACAACCCTGAGCTTGCCACCAATCTTGAGCATTCGATGGCCGCCGCCCGCGCCTGGGCAAAGTGGCGCGATCTCTTCTTATCGGAGGACGCGGCGTGACGCAGCTTGTCTCGGCCACCGCCGCCAGCCAGTCGCTCGTAGAAGCGGAATACGTCCTGCTTGCGAGCCTGATGTACGACAATGCGCGTATCGATGCGGTTGCCGACATTCTCAATCCGGAGGACTTCGCGGAAGCCGCATTCGGCCATGTCTATGGGCTAGTCGTCTCTGAGTACGCCCAAGGTCGACCAGCCAATATCATCACCATCCGCCCGATGATCGCCGACATGCCGGCATTTAGCGGAGCGGAAGGCCAGCGCTTCTGGCGCGACATGGCAACCTCATCGACGTTGCTCATGCGCCCCACCGATGGCGCCAAGATGATCGCCAGAGAGGCCCGCAAGCGGCGCTTGGCGGACGGTCTGCGCGAAGGCATCGCCAAGGCATCAGATCCACAGAGCAGCGTGGAGAGCATCGCCGACGTAGCAGACGCCGCGATCGTGGGCGCGCTTGCTCCAGGGCAGGCGTCAACATCTCTCTCGATTGGCGACGCATTCAACAATCTGGCCAATTCGCTTGGTCAACCGGCCAACGCCATCCGCTGCAACCGCGTCCCGACACTGGACAAGCTCACCGGGGGCATTCGCCGTAAACAGCTTGTCGTGCTAGCTGCGCGCCCTGGCATGGGCAAGACCGCCGTCGCGCTATCTCTGTCGCTCGGCACGGCTATGGACGGTCGGGGCACGCTCTACGTCTCGCTTGAGATGGGCGCAGAGGAATTGACCGCCCGCATGATGGCGGACCTGTCGTTCGACGACCATCGCCCGATCGCCCTTAGCGAGTTGCTGGACGAACAGGTTCCGCAATGGATCATTGACCGCACCGTCGCCTACGGCGCGCGCATATCGCAATTTCCTCTCCAGATTGAGGACGTGGCCCATATGACGATCGGTCGCCTTGCGATGGTCGTCCGCCGGCACAAGCGCAGATTGGCGGCCAAGGGCATCCCGCTTGAGGTTGTCGTTGTGGACTACCTCCAGCTTCTCTCAGGTAGCCGGGCTCATGAAGGCCGCGTCCAGGAAATCTCCGAGATCAGCCGTGGGCTCAAAGCCATCGCGAAGGAAAACGATGTCGCTGTCATCGCGCTATCCCAGCTCAACCGCGACGTTGAGAAGCGTTCCGACAAGCGCCCCAATCTGGCGGACCTTCGGGAAAGCGGGCAGATCGAACAGGACGCCGACGTCGTGTTGTTTTTGCTCCGTGACGAATATTACCTGCGTCAGAACGAGCCCGCGCCCAAGAGCGCCGAGCGTGTCGCTTGGGAGCAAGCGCTGTCAGAGTGCGAGAACAAGCTAGAGATCATTCTCGGCAAGCACCGCCAGCGCCCCGCCAGCCATGGCGTGGCTGACTTCTACGCCAAGTTTCAGGCGGTGCGCGGGTGAGCGGCATCATCTATTTCATCGGCTGCCAGGCTACGGATACAGTCAAGATCGGCTTCACATCCGGTAGCCCGATCGCGCGGCTGCGCCGCCTGCAAACGGGCAATGCGCACGATCTGGCGCTTCTAACGCTGATCCCCGGGACGCGTGAAATGGAGAAGATGCTCCACCACCGTCTCAGCGAATGGCGGATGAGCGGAGAATGGTTTCGCATTGAGGGTGATGTCCTCAAGCTGATCGACAATCTTCAGCAACTCGAACTCGCCGCGCTGGCGGAAAGCGTGGATGGTGATGACTAAGGCAGCACAGCCTTGGATGAAGTTCTACCCGCAGGATTGGCGGGCCGACGAAAAGCTGCGCCTATGTAGCCTCGCCGCCCGTGGCCTATGGATGGAAATGCTCGCGATCATGCACAGGTCCGAGCGATACGGCCAACTACTGATTGGCGGACACGTCCCGACCGACGCGCAACTCGCCGTGCAAGTAGGAGCGCTCCCCGACGAAGTGACAGCCCTAGTGGCCGAGCTCTCCGACGCGGGCGTATTCTCACGCGCGGGCAGCAGCGCAATCTACTCGCGACGAATGACCCGCGATCATCGCAAGGCCGAAACTGCCCGCAAAAACGGGAAACGCGGAGGTAATCCAACACTTTCAAAACAAACGGATAATAGTAAGTCGGTTAACCAAAGGGTTAAGGGGGGTGTTAAGCCCCAGAAGCCAGAGACCAGAGATTCCGATACTAAAGTATCGGGCTCCGCCGCTGGAGATATTCTCAAATCTCTCTTTGACCTAGGCGTGTCGCTGCTTGTCGATCGAGGGCATGGGCCAAAGGAGGCCCGTAGCCTTGTGGGGAGCTGGCGCAAGGGGCGGCAAGACGCGGACGTGCTGGCAGCCATTATCGACTGCCAAGCAAAGGGGATCAGCAACCCCGTCGAATGGATGCCCAAGCGCCTTGCCCAGGCCGCCGCTTCGCCGTCCGCATATACCGATCATGTGCTTGAGAAATATCGGAAAGCCGCATGACCCATCCCTACACCCTAGCATATCGAGAGGAAGCATGATGGCTGATTATCTCGCATGGCTAAAAGCCCGCATCGTGGAAGCCGAGACAACGGGCGAACTATGGATGCTGGACCCGTGCGCCATCCTCCGAGCGTGGAAGGCCCAGCAATCCCAATGAACATCGCGATCGAAGATCCGTGGGAGAACATGGTTTACCGCGCGCTGTGCCGCGCTGCTGAAGCCGACGAACGCTGCCCCACGTCGATCGAGATCGCGACCATGCTGGATTGCAGTCCGGGCGGAACGGCAACGGGCATAGTGGCCAGGCTCGAACGCAGGGGTTTGATCCAGGTCGAACGATATCAACGGGAGCGGAGGGTGACGATCGTGGCAACGGGGAAGAGCACAGCGCAAGTTCGAACACCGGCACCGCATTGGCGAACCCGCCCACGCCCAGCATCGATGCCATCGGTATCCCCAACGTACCTGACCGCCAAGCGTGCGAGCATGGGCGCGGAACTCGTCATGGCTGCTCAGCAAGAGGGAATGACGGTTCAGGAATTCATCGCGGAGCTGGCTTGGACGGGATGGCAGCAACGTGAGGCGGCGATTATGCAGGTCGCCGAAGGGAGATAGAGATGGACGAAGATATTCCCGAAGAGTTTCGAGGCGCATATTGGCGGGGCAAGCCGGTGGAAGACCTGACCCGCGCTGATCTGTGGGAGATGATTCAGTCGTACAAACTACAGTGCGACGACAAGAGTCGCGATCTCGGAATGATGTTTGAGATTTCGAACGCACGGACGCGCCGAGCATGATCACCGATTTATGTCCTAGGTGGAGTGCGTTGTTAGCAACGAGGAAACAATGGCTTTCGTAAAAGGCAAATCCGGCAATCCCAATGGGCGCCCAAAGCTGCTCACTAAGGATGGCCGCTCGCTCAGCGAGATCGCCAAAGAGCATACCGACAAGGCGATAGAAACGCTCGTTGCGGTTATGGATGATGGCGAGAGCGATGCTGCGCGTGTGTCTGCGGCGAACTCGTTGCTGGATCGCGCTTGGGGCAGACCGAAGCAGGAAATGGACGTTGACCTGCACATCAACGACATGGCTGCGATCATCGAGGCGCGCCGACAGCAGGTAGCTAATGGCAAGCAAGCCTAATCCTCAGATACAGATGATCGAGGATATCGCTGGGTTCACGCACGATCCGCTTGGCCACGCGCTCTACGCATACCCGTGGAATACTGGCCCGCTGGCCGGCGTGTCAGGCCCGCGCACATGGCAACGCGATGTCATGACGACGATCGGCGACCACCTATCCAATCCTGCTACGCGGCACACACCCTGCCGGATTGCCCGGGCTTCAGGCCACGGCATCGGCAAGTCTGCTCTTATCGCCATGCTGATCAAGTGGGGGCTCGATACCTGCGTTGATACCCGCATCATCACCACGGCGAACACCGAAAGCCAGTTGCTCACCAAGACCAGCCCAGAGATCGCGAAGTGGGCCAGCCTTGCGATCACGTCCGATTGGTTCAAGCCAACCGCTACCGCGCTGATCTCCACGATTTCAGGTCATGACAAATCATGGCGGGCCGATCTGGTCACATGGTCGACGAACAACACCGAGGCGTTCGCCGGCCTGCACAATCAGGGCAAGCGTATCATCCTGATTTTCGATGAGGCGAGCGGCATCGATCCCAAGGTGTGGGAGGTTGCGCTTGGCGCTCTGACCGACGAGAACACGGAGATCATATTCCTCGCCTTTGGAAACCCGACGCTCAACACTGGCTCATTCCGTGAGGTGTTCGGCAAACATCGTGCATTGTGGAACGTCGCCCAGATCGACAGCCGCACGGTCGAGGGCACGAACAAGGCCTATCTCGATGAGCTAGTCACGACCTACGGGATCGACAGCGATATCGTGAAGGTCCGCGTCCTTGGGCAATTCCCGTCGTCGTCATCGATGCAGTTCATTGGCAACGATGTGGTGGAAGAAGCCAAGTCACGGCCGCTTGGCCATACGATCGGCAGCGACCCAGTTATCTTCGGGGTGGACTGCGCGCGGTTCGGTGACGATCACTCCACGCTCGCTATTCGCTGTGGCCGTGATGCGAGAAGCCGCCCATGGAAGCGCTGGCACCACATGGACGCAATGACCGTGGCTGGAGATATCGCCCTGGAGGCGGCCCAGTGGCGACCTGACGCGATCTTTGTCGATGCGGGCAACATTGGTGCCGCGATCATCGATCGTCTCCGCCAGCTTATTCCCGATCAGATGATCAGCGAAGTATGGTTCGGCAGCACAAAGGTCCGTGACGCCCATTGGACTGGTGGCTCCCGCGTCCGCGTCGCCAATAAGCGGGCCGAGATGTGGACGAACATGCGGCACTGGCTATCGGGTGGATGCATCCCTGATCACCAAGGGCTGCACGATGATCTGATCGGACCGGAATACGGGTTCAACGCGGATCAGGCCGTTCAGCTTGAGAAGAAGGAACACATGAAGGCGCGCGGGCTTGCATCGCCTGATGATGGTGACGCACTGGCATGTACGTTCGCCGAGCCTGTCCAGCCGCGCGAGGTCCCGGGTTATCTGGATCCAGCGAACTATGGTAAGAAGAACAGTGCCGACGATCTCTATGCGGAGTTAGACAACTAGCCCCGCGATTCAACCGCCGCATCAGCGCACGTAGCGCGGTGCCATGCGCATCACGATCCATGTCAAAACGCTCGATGAGGCCGATGCCGTAGCTACGCGCTACGCCGACGATCCGAACGAAGTCCATGTGATCGTGGACCAGCCCACAGCAGCGAGCCCAGCCGAGCGCCAAGAGCGCAAGACGCCGGTCAAAGCCTGATGTGCATCTCCACTCCCAAGGTCCCGACGCCCGCCTCCATTCCGGAGCGCCAGGCGCTCAAGCTGCCCGATAATGGAGCAACCGCAGGCCGTATCGATGACGAAGCGCGCCGCCGCCGCGCGATGTCGGCAACCGCATTCACTGGTGCGCTAGGACTTGGTTCGCCGAATACCACGTCCGTTTTGGGCGGCTAATGGCCGACACGATCAAGCAGCGCAGCATCCGCCGCATGGCCGGGCTGGTATCTGCCCGCCAGCCCTATGAGGCGGAGTGGAAAGAGATCGCGCAATACGCTCAGCCGAGCCGTTCGCGCTTCCTCAACGCAGAGCAGAACAAGAACTTCAGGCGCACCAACCGCGCGATCTACAACGGCCACGCCATCCTTGCCTTCAGGACATTGACGGGAGGCATGACCAGCGGACTGTCGTCGCCATCGCGGCCATGGTTCCGCCTAGCGCCTTACGATGAATCGCTGGCAGATAATCAGGATGTGAAGCTGTACCTCGCTGAGGTCGAGCGCCGCCTATACAATTTCCTGTCGGGCACCAACTTCTACAGCGCGGTCAAATCCGGATACGGCGAACTCGGCATGTTCGGCACCGAAGGGTGCGTGATGGTCGATCATCCCGTTCAGGGGGCTGTGTGCCACGCCCTGACAGTTGGAGAATACTGGATCGGGCTGAGCGACGCGAGCGTTGCGGATACGCTCTATCGCCGAGTCCCGATGACCGTGCATCAGGCGGTGCAGTCGTTCGGCACGAACGTCACGCCGTGGATCCAGAAAGCGTACGACACGTCGAATTACGACATGATGGTTCCGGTCATCCACGCGATCGAGCCGAACCGCGACCAAGACCCCGATCTGATGACCGCCAAGGGCAAGCCATGGTCGTCGCTGTGGTGGGATGAGAACGACCAGCGCCCCGATACACTATTGCGCGAGGGCGGCATGGAAGAACAGCCGTTCTGGGCGCCGCGCTGGGATACGACCGGGGGCGATACCTACGGCACGTCACCTGGCTTCGATGCCCTGCCCGACATGCGCGAGCTTCAGCTTCAGACCAAGCGCAAGACGCAGGCCACCGCAAAGCTGGTCGACCCAGAGAAGATCAGCCCTGCCAGCGTGAAGCTTACCGGAATGCCGGGCAATGTCGTTTCCGCCTCGGGAATCGACAAGGATCAGGTCTTTGTCCCGTACCAGATGCCGTATCAGGCGATCGACGCGATCATGCAGGATGTGCAGCGCGTCGCTTCGGCGATCGACAACCTCACCTATGCTGATCTGTTCATGGCGATCACTAACATGCAGGGCATCCAGCCCCGCAACGTCGAGGAAATCGCCAGCCGTAACGAAGAGAAGCTGACCCAACTCGGGCCGGTCATCGAGCGCGTGAACAGCGAAAAGCTGGAAGTGGCGATCGAGCGCGCGTTTGGGATCATGGCACGCAAGCAGATGTTGCCCGACGCGCCGGACGCATTGCAGGGTAAGCCGCTCAAGATCGATTTCATCTCCATCCTTGCCCAGATGCAGCGCATGGTCGGGGTTGGCCAGATCGAGCGCACGGTATCGTTCATCGGCAACCTCGCCGCCAGTTTCCCGGAAGCTGCCGATCGTCTGGAGATCGACGAAGCAGTTGAGGAATATGCTGATAGGGTAGGGGCGCCGCCAAAGATTCTTCGCTCGCTCAAGGACGCTCAGGAAATCCGCGATCAGCGGGCACAGCAGCAGCAGGCCGAGAAGCTGGCTGCATCTATGCCGGCGGTTCGTGATGGGGCCGATGCTGCCCGACTGTTGAGTGAGGCGGCACAGAATGGCGGTATGCCGGCGGCGCCAGCGCTGTGAACCTGGCGAAGGCCGACCGCGAAACTCTTTTGGCCAATCCGGCCTTCATTCGCTTTCTCTGGGACCTGATTCAAACCGCTGGCATATTCGATCCCGCCACCAACGGGACCGATGGTCGCAACCTCATCGCAGAGGGGCGCAGGAACCTGGGGTTGGAGATACTTCGCAGCATGGATGAGGCCCAGCCCGTCCAATCGCCGAGCGGCGTCCCTGTTCTGACGCTGATTCAAACTCTCCGCGAAGCTGCGCAATCGACAACCTCGAAGGAGAAACCTCTTGCGCGTGGCCAATATGCAGATCTCGATGAAGAAGATGCCGATCAGCCGTGACGGTGGGTCGGCGTTCATTCGTCCGACCGCACTTGAGCGTTCGATGGGGCGCCTGCTGCGCGGCCCTGATGGCCACGACCCCGCCGCCGATCCTGCGCCAGCACCCGCCGATCCGGCGGCCCCTCCTGCTGACCCCGCCGATCCCACGCCAGCGGACCCCAACGCGGGGACTGCGCTAGGTGCCGGCGATCCTCCCGCTGACCCGCCCTCGCCGCCTGCCGATCCTGATCCGGCGCTGGCCGTTCCCGAGAAATACGAATTCACGCCGGTCGATGGCGTCGACATCGATCAGGCCGCCGTCGAACTGGCAACGCCTGTCCTCAAGGATCTCGGCCTATCGAATGAACAGGCGAACAAGTTGGTCCCTGTATTGCAGGGCGTCATCGCCAACCGTGATCAGCAGATGATCGACAGCATCGCAACAGAGCGCGCCAAATGGCTGACCGAAGCGAAGGCTGACCCGGAGATCGGCGGCAAGGCATTCGGCGACAACCTGGCCTTGGCCGCTACCGCGCTCGATCGGCTGGGCTTCGTCAAGGACAGCCCCTTCCGCAAGCTGCTCGATGAGAGCGGTCTTGGCAATCATCCCGAAATGATCCGCGCCTGGTCGAAGGTTGGCAAGGCGATCGGCGAAGACAGCGATTTTATCCGCACCACGAACCCGTCCGTGAAGAAGTCGGACGACGCAATCCTTTATCCCAACATGAAGACGGGGGAGTAACGACATGGCTACCATCGGTAATTCCTTCCTCAACCTGATCGACATGATCAGTGCCGAGGATGAACAGATGGCGAAGGTCATCGAAATGCTGCACCGGCTTTCTCCGCTTGTGCAGGACGCGATTGCGACGCCGTGCAACAATGGCACGACGCATCTGCACTCGATCCGCACCGGCCTTCCTTCGGTGACCTGGGGTCGCATCTATCAGGGCATCCCGCAGAGCAAGTCTGCCCGCGCACAGGTTAAGGACTCGACCGGCTTTATCGAAGGCCTATCCACCGTCGACAAGCGCTTGCTTGACATCTCGCCGAACGCCGCCGCCACGCGGCTCGCCGAAGCTAAGAGCTTCCTCGAAAGCCTCACCCAGGCAGCCGAAACTGCCGCGTTCTACGCCAATTCCAACATCAACCCCGAACAGCCGATGGGCCTGTTCGCTCGGTATAGTTCGCTCACGGGCGGCCAGGCGTCCTCGCAGGTTGTATCGGCTGGCGGCGTGGGGTCCGACAACACGTCGATGGTGTTCGTCACCCATTCCGAAGATGCAACCACACTGATCTATCCGCAGGGCACCAAGGCCGGCATTACTCGCGAAGACAAGGGCGAGCAGCGTGTCACCGATGCCAGCGGCAATGCCTATTACGTGATGGAAGAGCTGTTCCGCTGGCACTTCGGCGTGGCAGTTCGCGACTGGCGCACCAACGCCCGCGTCTGCAACATCGACGTTTCGGACATGCAGGCTGGCACGGTCGACCTCTACAAGTTCCTCCGCAAGGCTTATCACAAGCTGCATCAGGTCCGTTTCGCTCAGGACATGAAGGACCCGAACGCCGCTTCGATCGGTCGCACCATCCTCTACGTCAACTCGGATGTGTATGAGGCGCTCGACGCCACGCAGACGAACACGACCAACACCGCACTGCGTCTGACCCCAATGGATCTCGAAGGCCGCGAGGTGATGACCTATCGCGGCATCCCGATCCGCAAGACTGACGCACTTTTGAATACCGAGACGGTCGTTAGCTGATCTGACGGGCAGGGAGAATTTGACATGATCATCGACAACACTCTGGTCTTCAGTGACAAGCAGGCCATCACCGCTACGGCGAACTCTACCAATGTGATCGATTTGACGGCGCCTGGCATTCCGGCCGGATCGCTGGTCGCGCTTCGCCGCGATATTGGTGACAACGCATGCGATACGCCGATCGCGGTTACGGTGGTGGAGGCGTTCAATAACCTCACCAGCCTGAAGATTACGCTCCAGGTCGCCACCGACGCCGCGTTCACCACGCCGGTCGAGGTAGCATCGCGCACGTACCTTCTGGCCGAATTGACGCTGGGCGCCAACCTCTCCTTCCCGGCCGAGTTCCCGATGGGCACCAATCTTGAGTTCGTGCGGATTTCGTACACTGTAACCGGTACGGCGCCGACCACGGGCAAGATTTTCGCGGCTGTCGTCGCCGGCCGCCAATCGAACAGGGGCTGATCCGATGACTAAGCTTACTGGAATCAATACGCACGTTGCCACTGCTCCGGGCTTTGTCGATGCCATTATCGCGGAGGGCGAAATCGTCCCCGCCGGCATCCCGGTTTCCACCGAATGGATGAAGCCTGTCGATGACCATGCTCCTGCGAAATCGGCGACCAAGACCACGCATGATCCTGCTGGCTAAGGGGTAGGCGGGGATGGCGGTGGTGGGCGTAATCGATTCCTTGCGCGCCGCCGTCACCGCAGCCGGCGGTACGCCAACCCAATACTCGGCAATCGATCTGCTGCGTCAGCTTGTCACCGCATATGGTGGCACGCCGACGCAGTTTTCTATTGCTGGGCTCCTGAGAGAAGCTGTCGTCGCTTCTGGCGGATCGCCGGTAACGTTCGATCAAGCCTCGCTACTGCGCGAGTTGATTAGCCAGCGTGGCGGTACGCCTGTGACGTATGCTATCGGATCGCTCTATGCGCAGGTGACATCGGTAAGTTCCCCAGTTGCGGCCCGTGTCTCCTACCTCGATGATGGCGGCTCCGGTCCTGGGCTATGGTATGGCGCCAATTCAAACCCGGCATGGGTCTATGATGCGCCGACGAACCGCGTCCTGGGCGTGATCCAGCGCTACAATTACAACGCCGGCACGCCGCTGAAGGAAAACACGTTCTTCTCTTACGATCTGACTGCCGGCGTCGCGACGGTCGGACAGGTCATCATGACTGATGATAGCAACGTCGTCGGCACGGCTGATCAGCATGGCGTCGGCGTTCTCTGCAAGGACCAATACGGGTTCTGGCATTCATACGGCGGCGCGCACAGCCTGCCGATGAAGCACAGCATTTCCATAGACGGCGGCGCCACCTGGGCGGCGCAGGGCGCGGTCGGAACCGGGATGACGTACCCGCATCCCGTGCAAGTCGGAAACACCCAATATCTGTTCATGCGGGAATCGCCGGGCGGCCAGACCTACCCGCTCGTGCTGTACAAATCCTCCAGCATCAACGCGTCGACCGGCGCCGTTTCGTGGAACGCTAAGGTCACCGTGATCGACATGGAGAACGATTCTCGCACCTATGCTGGAACTCTCGTCGTGCAGGGCAGCTTGATCTACATTCCCTGGTGCCGTGCCAATGCCGCCGACAGCATCCGGCTCGACCTCTATATGGGCGTCTACGACACCACCACCGACACCTTCCGCAATCTCGCCGGAACCGTATCGGTAAGCGGTGCCGGCTTCCCGCTTCTCCGCTCCGTGGCCGATGTCTCGTTTAGGCTAGTCGACCAGACCACTGGCGGCACCGAGGAAAGCAATACCCCGTCGATCTTCATCGACGCCGAGGGCATCCATTGTCTCTACCAGGGCGGCGCGAGCGGCCTGATCTTCTATTATGCGCGCTACAGCACCTCGGGCGCTCTTCTTGAAGGCCCGACGAACCTCGGCGCCGCGCCGTATCGCTATTCGACCCCGGCGATCGGCCCACTTCCCGGCGGAGGCGTCGAAGTCCTGTATCCATCGCTTGTCGGTGCCGTGAACGATATGGAAACCCAGGCGGCCTTCGTCAGAGGCGGGAATATCTATCGAACCACGCGCCCGGCCGGCGGGTCTTGGTCCGCTGCTGAGCTGATCATGGCGACGACCCCCGTCCATCCCCTGGATGGCGTGGCCCGCGTCGAGGGTGCGCCGAGCAACTTCCGGTTCGCCTTCTGCGAGCGCGCTATCGATGATCTCGATTTCTCAACAGGCGGTAATTTGCGCACCTTTGGCTGGGGGGGCAACGGGATTGTCACCACGCCATTCGTAGAAGATACTGACGCTGCTGCCTATATTGGGGGTGCATCATATAGCAATGTTGATCGGCAGATCGTCACCAATTATTTCCGTGGGATCAAGCGGGTAGGATGGTGGCTCAAGGGCGATTTCGCCTATCTGCTCGGCGAGCCGGTTGAGGCGGTGGCGCGCAAAAACGTGTTCGAAAGCGTGAACTCCGGCACGTCATTGACCGATACGGCGGCGAGCGTGACGTATACGCCATATCTCGGCTTCACCAGCACCGCGAGCGCCAAGCTGACTGCGGCATTCAACCCTTCTACATCCGTCACAAAGCGGATGACCACGACAAGCATCCAGCTATGCATCGTTCCGACAGCGAATGTCACGGCCCCTAGCAGCGATCTCGGCACGACAGCGACGACAGCCGCCCTCACCCTGTCGGCGCAATCGACCAGTAATAATGCAAGTACGCTGCTGGCTGACAGCACCAGCCTTTCAGTGTCTGTCGGATCAGCCGCTTTCCTGGTGATGTCGCAACGTGGATCGAATACCAAAGCCATCTATTTGCGCAGTAAGAACTCGAAAACGACCTCAACGGTGACGCCGACCGCCTTCCCCAATGGCAATCTCACCCTACTTGGTAACTCAACTGGATTCAGCCAGAGGCGCCTTGGCTATGCCCACGGCGGCTCCCAACTCGATGCTGGGCCGACCATTCAGGTGGTCAAGCGCTACATGTACGAGCGCCTGGGGGTCGTCACCTGACACGATGCCTGTGCCGCATCCTGATTCAAGCGTCGGCCTGACCTGACTAGCGCTCAATCATGGCCATCAGCATCTCCATCTGCAACATGGCGCTTGGCGAACTCCGTGCCAAGCCCATCGCTGATATCGATGAGCAGTCATTGGAGGCGCGGGAGTGCGCCCGTTATTATCCGCAATGCCTTGCCGTCCTTCTGGAGCGCCACGACTGGAGCTTCGCGACAAAGATTGCGAGCCTGGCACTGCTCTACACCAATCCGCGTGTAGATGAGTGGCTATATGCCTATGGGTTGCCGGCAGATTTTGCTGGCGTAAAGCGCCTCTTGCCGAGCCTCACGGCATCCAATTATCCATTCTGCGTGCCGCTGAACCCAGCTATTCCCTACGTCATCGAGGCTGGTGTCCTCTACACGTCGGTCGAGAATGCGCGGCTGGAATACAGCCCGACCACCATCCCCGATGCGCGGATGACGGCGATGTTCATAGAAGCGCTGACCTTAGCCCTGGCATCGAAACTGGCGGTTCCGATCCGAGACAGCCGGGAGACAAAGGGCGAACTCCTAAAGCAAGCCGAGGTTATGGCGCAGCGGGCTATTGCCGACGACAGGAACCGCCAACCGCAGCGTGAAGAGCAGTCCGATGAGGTAGCGGACGCTCGCCACGGAAGCCGGGATTGCTGGGGAGGGTCTGGCTCATCCGTCTATTCTCCCGGCGGCGGCGCATATCTGGGCGATGGCGATCAATATCTGGTTGAGGGGTAATCTGATGGGGTTCCTGCCACTCAGCGGCTCTCCTACATTCCTGGCTTTCTTGATGGGCAAGGCCAGCAGTGCAGATCTCGCTTCGACAGAGCCCGGCAAGGGGATAGATCTGATCGGTAGGGCCCGCCGTCGCCTCTCTGCCGGCCAGGTCTATTACGTCCGAACTGACGGCAACGATTCCAATATCGGTACGGCCAACACTTCTGGCGGCGCGTTCTTCACCATCCAGAAGGCGATCGATACCGTTTACAATACGCTCGATCTCAGCGGGCAGGTGGCAACCATCCAAATTGCGGATGGCACGTATACCAGTCCGATTGTCGTGCGTGGTCTGGCCCCCGGCGCGGCTGCCGGCCAACCCCTTCGTATCCTCGGCAACGAAACGACCCCGGCCAACGTGGTAGTTTCCGTGGCGGGCGACAACGCGCTCACGATGGAAAATGGGGCATATGTATTGCTCGCGGGCGTCACCGTCGGCACGACGACAAGCGGAGCCGGGTGGAGCGTCAGCGCTGGCGCGCTGCTCGAACACCGGAACTGTCGGTTCAACGCAGTCGCCTCCGACATGATCATCACCCAGCACCATGCTACGGTGCGCGCTCTCGGCCCGACGACAATTGCCGGAAACGCGGTGACATTCTGTCACGCAACCAAGCGATCGATCATCGACTTCGCGGCACAGACCGTGACCTATGTGTCGAACCCGACCTTTTCGACCTATCTGTTCGGGATCAACGACGCGTCGGTCAATCTCGACAGCGCGACCATCGTTTCGACGGCGACGGGCCGCATTCTGGTGCATGACGGTGGCATCCTCAACATCTCCAGCCTGACCGGAAATCCGCTGGGAGGTACTGCGTATGAGGTTGAGGACGGCGGGTACATAGCGAACGCTGACCTGATGACGGCGCGCACGTTATACGTGAACCCGGCCGGGAACGATGCGAATGACGGGTTCGCCAACACCGCAGCGCGTGCGTTTCTGACAATCCAGGCAGCGATCAACACGCTGGCGAAGATGCCCTACGACCCTAAGGGCTTCGCCGCTGGCGCCGGCTGGGTGATAAAGCTGGCGGACGGTACGTACGCTGAAACGGTCAAGCTCTACGATGTGCCCTATTTCGATGTGACGTTGCGCGGCAATACCGTGACGCCGGGGAATGTGATCGTTTCCGGGACCTCAGACGGCGTGACCTCCATAGGCACGCGGACCAACTGGAACCTCGATAGCTTCCGCATCAACGCAGCAGCCGGCCTTGGTCTGCGCGTTGAACAGAACTCGGCGGTTTCCTTCCAGAACATCGTTTGGGGTGCATGCACTAGTGGGCATATCCAAACCCTCTCGGGCGGTGTGGTCAATGTAACCGGATCGTATGCCATCGCCGCCGCCTCTCCTTTCCATATCATCGCGCGCCTCAACGGTGTGGTCGATATCCCGGCCGTAACCGTCACGATCACTGGAACGCCGGCCTTCTCGGGGGCATTCGCCTTGGCACAGCAAGTATCGGCGGTGCGCATCAACGGCACAACCTTCACAGGCTCGGCGACGGGCACGCGCTACAGCGTTGCGTCCAATGGTGTGATCGACACGGCCGGCGGCGGCGCGACCTATCTTCCGGGCAATGCGGCGGGCACTACGGCTACCGGGGGGCAATACGCATGAGGCGCCGGGTAAGCTGATGCGTGTCGGCCAAGCCAATTTTGCGAAAGGTGAGATCAGCGAAGAACTGATCGCGCGTATTGACGTGCCGGCATATGCCACGGCACTCCGCCGCGCCAACAACGTTACCATCCTTAAATATGGCGGCGTCACCAAGCGGCCCGGAACGCGGCTGGTGTCAGAGGTCTATGATGGGACCGGCGATGTCCGGCTGGCCCCGTTCCAATTCTCGCTCACCCAGACATATGTTCTGGAATTGGGGCAAGCCTATGCTCGATTCGCCGCTAACGGTGGACTGGTGGTCGAAGAGCAATTGACGATCACGGCGATTACCCTGGGCGCCACGACCACGATCGAGGCGGCATATCACGCATTCAACGCTGGGGATCAGGTCTATTTCAGCCAGGTGGAGGGCACTAAAGAAATCAATGGCAGGATCGGCCGCGTGCTGTTGGTGATCGATGACAGCCATTTTGTCGTAGACATAAATTCGACGGGGTTCAGTGCGTTCACCGGCGATGATGGTGGCGTCACTCGTACGGTCGCACCTCCGCCTCCTCCGCCGCCTCCGCCAGTTCCTCCACCAGCACCGGATCCACCACCGCCAGATACCGGCGGCGGCGGCGGCGGCTTTGGCGGCGTTCATTGCGTCAGCGCCGACACACTAATCCTGATGGCCGACGGAAGCTTACGCCGAGCTGATTGTGTCAAGGTTGGGGAGAAGGTCCGGACGCAACATGAGACAACGCTAGAATGGGGGGATTACCCGGTGGCTTACAGGCTGCTGGTCCGTGAAGCTACGTGGCTGGCTGAAGTCGGCGGTAAGTCCATTCAGGCATCCACTGGGCATCGGCTATGGATCGACGGCGCGTGGGTCAAGATCGAAACGATCGGCATTGAGGCAGGGGAAACGACTGTCGTTCATCTGACGGTGAATGATGCACACACCTATATCTCAAACGGCATCCTGAGCCACAACCTCAAAGAAAATCCCGAATGAGCGTAGCCCGCATCTATCGCGTTGCCTCGCAATATAACGCAACCGAGCTATCGGAAGTGTCGATCGCGCAGTCGGCAAACACGATGTATCTCGCGCACCTGAACCATGAGCCGGGCAAGCTCGTTCGGAATGCGCATATCGACTGGACGTTCTCGACGGTAGCGTTCGCGCCGACGATCGCCGCGCCGGCGGCCGTCGTGGCGACAGCATCGACCCCCAATACCGATGCAGCGAATAGCGGGGACGCATATTTCCCACAGCCGGCGTCCTACGTCGTGACAGCGTTGACCGATGCACAGGAAAGTCGTGCATCGAGCGAATCTACATGTACAAATGACCTAACGCTCAAGCGCAACTCGAACACGATAACCTGGTCTGCGGTGACGGGCGCTACCCGCTATCATGTCTACAAAGCCGACAACACCCAGGAGTTCGGTTATATCGGCACCACGACCGATCTGAGCTTTGTTGATGACAATATTGGCCCGGATTATTCTGATGGCCCCCCGCAGGGCCAAAGCCCGTTTTCTGGGACGGATGACCATCCTTCGACCGTGACGTTCCATGAACAGCGGTTGCTACTGGCGCGCACCAACAACCACCCGAACGCGGCCTATGGTTCCCGCTCCGGCGACTTCGAGAATGCCGACACGTCCCGCCCGCTGAAAGCGTCAGATGCGTTTCAGTTCGCGATCGTGTCGGGCAGGGTCAATGCGGTCAACTCGCTGATATCGATGAACACGCTATTGGCTGTCACGTCTGATTCGATCTTCAAGATCGACGGAGGGCAGGCGGGATATATCAGCCCGACCGATTTTGTCGTGCGCAGACAGAATGGGCGCGGCGGCTCGCGGCTTGCCCCGCTGGTGATCGATAATGTGGCCTTCTACCAGACGTCGGTTGGCAACAGCATCAGGACAGTAGGCTACGAGTTCTCGTCGGACAGCTTCAATTCCAACGATATCACGATCTATAGCCCGCATCTGTTCCGGGGCTTCAACATCGTGTCATGGACATACCTTGCCGAGCCCCGGTCACTGATTATCGCGGTGAGAGATGACGGAAAAATGCTGTGCTTCACCTGGGAGCAAGAGCAGCAGGTCTGGGGATGGACCGTTTGGGAAACCGAAGGCACCGTTAAAAGTGTGGCGTCGATCTCCGAGGGCGGGGAGGATCGGTTGTACCTGACCGTCCAGCGCAATGGAAGGCTGCTTATCGAGCGCATGGCCGCCGCATATTGGAGTGAGGTCGAGAGCACCTGTTTTCTTGACAGCGCCGTCACCTATATCTTTACCGCACCGCAAACCGAGCTGCGCAATCTCGACCACCTGAATGGCATGACAATTTCAGCCTTGGCCGATGGTAACGTTGTGTCGGGCTTGCTGGTGCAGAATGGCATCGTCAACTTGCCATATGCCGCGACGGACGTGACCGCAGGCCTGCCATATTCCGCTACGGTCGAGACGCTCCCGCTTGCGTATCAGGCGCCGGGGAAGGGCTGGACGATCGCCCAACCGCAGACGCAGGGCAAGGCCGTGATCCGCGTAGTCGACACTCGTGGGATCAAGGTTGGGCCCAACGGGGGCGATCTGGAGGAATTGCGGGCGCGAACCAATGAGCTGCCAGGACAACCGGCTGAGCTGCAAACCGGGTTGCTGGAGACCTTCGTGCTGCCGGAGATCAACGGCGGGGCAAAGGTGGTTCTTGTTCACGACGATCCACTGCCGTGCACGATTACCGGAATCTATCTCGACGTCACGGCTTGAGATGATCGAGCTTGTTCCTGCGAGCCCAGTCCATGTCGGGCCGATCGCGACACGAATGCGCGAGATGGACCGGATCGAATGCCAAGCGATGGGCAGGACCCCAAAGCAGGCATTGAGGACAGGGCTCTACACCTCTGACGATTGTGTCACAGCGCTTGTCGACGGCGTTCCAGAGGCGATGTTTGGGCTCGTCGTAGAGAGCGCTTTGGGCGGTTGCGGGACACCGTGGTTCCTGGGGACGGATGAGGTGTACCGCAATCCGCGAGCCATGCTTTCGATCGGGCCGCAGATCATTGCAGGGTGGCGCGATTCAACACCGTGCCTCCATAACCTAGTCGCGAGGGAGAATGTTCGCGCGATCCGCATGTTGCGGGCGTGGGGCTTCGCTGTTTGGGAGGAGGTGATCTTGACCGCCGGGGTGGAGTTCGTCCGATTCTCAATAGGTGACAGCTAATGTGTCCTCCTGTGATCGCTGGAGCCGCCGCTGCCGTGCAGATAGCCGGCACGATGGTAGGCGCCGCCAGTCAGGCGGGCAACCTGCGGTATGAGGCAGGCGTTGCCGACACGAACAAGGCATTGTCGAACGCGCAAGCCCAAGACAGCATCCTCAACACCAACCTCGAAGCTCAACGCGCGCGCCGGGATCAGGCGCAGACTTCTGGTCGCCAAGTCGCTGCGATGGCGGCCAATGGCATTGATCTCGGTTTTGGCTCGGCCGTCGACGTCCAGAGGGATACCGCTCAGTTGGGTGCGGAGGATATGTTCCAGCTCTACAAGGCTGGTAACGAGCGGACCAAGGGCTTTGAGACAAGCGCCTTCAACTATCGTACGCAGGCAGCGGCCAAGCGCTCACAAGCCAGGGGCGCGATCGTCAATGGCATCTTCTCGTCGGTGGGAACAGCGCTGGGGGCCGCCTCGCAAATCTCCAAAATGAAGGGCGGCTAAGCCGTGCCCACCGTTCCCGTTGCACAAAACAGGTTGGGCATCGCCTCGATCAGCAATGCTAAAATCCAGCCCGTTGATCTCTCGGGTTCAGGCGGTGAGGCCGTCGGAGTCGGGCTGCAGAACATTGGCAAGGAGATCGGCCAATATGCCGATCATCTGCATCAGGTCGACCTCAACGAGCAGACCACCGACTTCGCCAACAATTTCGCGAAGGCGCGGCTGGCGTTTGACGAGCAAAGGATCGACGCGCGGGCCAATGCCGGCCCCGGCGCTGCCGGGCATACGGAGGCGATGGAAAAGGCATGGGGCGATCTAACCGCGCCATTGCTCGCAAACATCAAGAATCCCGAAATCCGTAGGCGGGCTGAAGAGCAGATCAATAGCAGCGGTGTCGAGGCGATCGGCAATGAATATGGGTTTGAGGTCAAGGCGAAGACCGACAAGATACTGACCGACACAGATGGCATGGTCAACTCCGCGTCAGCGCGCGTCCGTGTTGGTGTTGATCCCAGTGTCTACCTCAACGAAAGCACGACACTAGATAAGACGATCGGCGACCTCTCACTTTCGGATGACCTGAAGCAAAAGCTATGGAAGCAGGCGCATGCCAAGCTGGCCGGCGCGCGTATTGGAAACCTGATCGACACTAACCCCAGCGTAGCGATTGCCGAGATCGACAAGGGCGCGTTCAACGACGTTTTGGACGGGGCTCAACTCGACTCCTACCGCGCACAAGCTGATGTTGGAGTTCGACGAATTGAGAGCGAGCGGCTGCACCAACTCGCTCTCGCCAAGTCGGCTTTCAGTGAGCAGGTAGCGACGGTCAAAGCCCAGCTCGGCGCTGGCGTCCAGGTGCCAGACACGCAACTTGCGGCGCTGGCCGATCAGGCCAAGGCGTTTGGTGACACGTCCAATGCCTTTGACCTATCGGAAGCTCGGGTCCGTAACAACTTCAACCAGCTATCAAAGGGCTGGACACCGCAGCAATGGGAGACGCAGCGCAATGCTCTGTTGGCCAAGGGCACGAAGCGCACGCCGCAGGAGGATATCCTACTCGATCAGGTCGAGAAACGGATGCCGAGCGCGGTTGAGGATTTCAACAAGGACCCCGGCAAGTGGGCGTCGATAAACGGCGTTGCACCGCCGCCGATCGACTTCAATAACCGCGCTACCCTTGATGCCAGACGCAATTGGGTGGCGACAGTATCGAATGCTACAGGGCGGCCAACGCCGTTCTTCTCCCCCAATGAGATCGCCGACTTCAAGGCGAAGGCTGAAGCCAGTCCGGCGGGAGAGGCGGCAGTCATAAATCAGGTCGCGCTGATCGACGGCAATCCTGATCGCACTGGCGGCATGGGCGCCATGCGCGAAATGCTACGCATTCTGCCAGACGATCCAAAAGCCGCTCGGCTCGTGTTGCTGAACCCGAGTGTACGCGGTTCGGCGCTGGCTGGGATGGCGGTACTCAAGGAGCGCCCCGATACGCTGCCCGATAAACTGACCCGCCAGCCTTTCGAGGATCGTCTAGGTGCCGCCGGTGCGCTGATGGACGGCACGCAGTTGGAAGGCGTCTACGGTGTAGCCAAGGGCATCTATGTCGACATGGCGCAAAAGCAGGGAATTGGCCTGGGCAAGGACACTGCATTCGATCAGAACCTGTGGAACTCTGCCCTGCATCGAGCCCTTGGCGGCCGTTATGACGGCAATTCGAACAAGTGGTTCGGCGGCGTTTGGACTTGGGGCAAGGATTCAGTGATCATCCCCAACACGATCACTGGAAAGCAATTCGAAGGTGCGATGACTGGCCTGCGCACGCAGCGTTGGGATGAGCGCGACAAGAGTGTTCCAGTCTATTCCGATGGCAAGACGGTGATGCAGCCGCCTGCCATCGCGACCATGATCCCGGTATTGCGCCCCGATGGGCGCTATGAGTTCCACGGCCCCGGTGGAACGGTCGCGCATACGAAAAGCGGCGGCATCTTCCTGATGGATTTGGCGACGGTCGCGAAACGGTATCCGCAATGAGCGGGCAGAAGATCGCCGGCACGGTATTCGTTGACGATAGTGTCGATACTCGTGCGCCCACGCGTTCTCCCGATGCCCCGGTTTCGTCGCGTGATATCATTGGCGCGAATTGGACGCTCACGCGGCAGGATTTCATGGGGGCCAACAATCAGGCCGAAATGGACGCGTATCTCCCGATCATCGCAGAACTGGACAAGAACGATGACCGCTCGGCCGCCGCAAAGATCTTTGTGCCGAGCCGCTATTTCAATGTGGATGCGAGGGGAGGCAACAACCAAGTAAACAAGCAGACCGTCTGGGAAAGCGTTCTCGCTCGCCGTCAATCTGATCCGAACTTTCTCAAGGACATTCCAGCCAAGAATGCCGATGAGTTCAGTGCATGGGTCGCTAAGCAGGAGCAAGGAAGGCACGCGGTCGCCAGTGACGTAGTTCGTCGTGAAAGCGGTCTTGGACAGAAAGCGCTCGGATTCGGAACCGGCGTTGTTTCGAGCATGGCAGACCCGATCAACTTCGGCCTCTCGTTGATGACCATGGGTACTGCCGGTGGCGCAAAAACGTTGCTAGGATCGATGGCGCGGGAAGCCGCTATTAACTCCGCGATCGAAACTATTGAGCTTCCCGGCATCGCATACAATAGGGCTAGCTTCGGCGAGCAGATGACGCCGCTCGATATGGTGACAGATGTTGCGGCGGCTGGCGCCGGTGGTGCGTTATTTCCTGTCGCTGGACGTATCGGACACACGGTTGCGAGCCCGGTTCTGGAGGCTGCCGGCAGAGCCGTCGACCCACTGTTCGATCCATTTCGGCAGCGGGCGGCAGAGCGAGCACTTGGCATCAGCGACTTGCCGGGCGCCACTGACGCCGACGTTTTGCGCGCGTTCACCGATCGTGTTCCGCCGGCAGCGCGTACGCCTGAAGCACAGGCCGCCCTCAACGTGCTGGGGCGTGAGACGGAGATTAGAGACGCCAGCCCCTATGAGCCATCTCCGGGGGGGCTGGATGCCCACGCCGAGAAACTTGGCGTGGTTGCTGACGCGCTGTCGCAGCCCGCATCCGTGGGTAAAGCGCCGATTACACCCAAGCCGCAAGGGCGCTCCACGCTCCCGCTGACGCAAGACCGTATCATCAAGTTCGTGCTGAACGACCTGGAGGGCGGCGCAACGGTCGTGCCCTATAGCCAGGCTGACGGCGGCACGACCAAATACGGCGTGGCCAAGAAGTTCAACCCTGATGTTGACGTGGCCAACATCACCGAAGCGGACGCGGCCAGGATCGCGCGGCAACGCTATTGGTTGCCAGAGTTCAATACCGTCGATCCCCGCGTCGCTTCCATTGCGTTTGACGCGAATTGGATCAGGTCACCGACGCTAGCACGCCGCATCGTGCGAGAAGCTGGAGACGACGTGAGCAAAGCGCTCGATATCTATCGGGCCGAGCTGATGCACGTCGCCGACGTGGTTCCGGGGAAGGCTAAGTATCGCAAGGGTTGGAATAATCGCGTCGACAAGCTGGCACGGTTCGTGGGGGATGCTGAAGCGTCGACCGTCAAGCTGGCGCCGGAACACTTCGACGGCGATGACATCGCCTATCGGGCGGCGACGGAGGATCTGAACCGCGAGGAATTGAGACTTGCGGACGATACACCCCGCGAGCCTGATCCTGTTCGGGATTATGTCGATCGCCAGCAGATGGGTGACGATCTCAGTACGCCAGAAGCGCAGCGGTTCGCGAGCGATAATGCTGGTGCTATCTCGGCCGAGCTACAGCGTCGCGCTGACCTTGGGACGGACGGGCACCCTGACATGACGGCTGGTGCCAGAGTGGGGACGGGCAAACCATCTGCCGAGACTGCATTAGCTATCCGCGAGTATGTGAGGCAGGAGCTTGGCGAGCCTTCAGCAAAGAACATTGCCGCCGATTTAGGCGTGAGCGCTGGCGAAGTGCGGCGTACGCTAGGGGATGCCCAACGCCGGGTCGGTCAGGCGAGCCTCACTCCGGAATGGGATAGCGATTTTGCCCATGCCTATGCGCTATCAAAGGCAGAGCTTGAGCATCGCGCGGCCACAGGCCCGTTCGAAAGCCAAGTTGACGAAGGTGTTCTCACCCGAGAGATGGCGTCGGAAATCCTTCGCGAGCACCAGCCTTATCAGGACTACTCGACAGAGAACCTGGCCAACGTCGTGCAGCGCACTTTGATTGAGCAGCGCCGACCAGACTGGATCGATCGGGTGAAGTCAGGCCGCGCCACCCCTGACCAGCAAGCTGCATTCGTGCGTTTGGGCGGCGCTATGGCAGCGCTCAAGGCGCGTAACGAATTAGGTGGATTGGAAGATCGCTTACTGCAAAGCCTGATTGATCGCGGGTGGTCTGCATCCGATGCCAAGGAAGTGCTGAGTGGCAGACTGGCTGACCTACAGGGTGCTGCGCGGCGCCGCTTGCCAGAGCCGGCATACTCAGAGCCAAACGCCCCACCTCCATCGCTCGACCCCAAAGCCTATGGCGTCGACACGCTAACCGATCCCCAGGCGAAGCTATTGGCCGACAGCGCATATCACGACGTGAAAGCCTTGGCTAATGCTGGTGACACCCTACGCGCAGAGTTGGTCGATGGCGGCCCGGAAATGAACGCCAAGGAACTGATCGAAAGTCTCGACAAGGATCAATCCGCCATCGACGCAATCAGGAATTGCCTATGACCATCCGCGCCTGCCTTCCCGATCTTGTCGAAAAGGGGGAGCTTGATCAGTCGCAGGCTGACGAAATCGGCGCGACCTATGACGGTATCCGCGAGCAATATGATGGGCAGATGAGCGCGGCGGCTGCTGATGCGATGGCGACCAAGGCGACGGTCGACGTGCTGGAGCGCCAGCTTCTCCGGCGCAAGCGGCTTGAGGCCGGAGCATTGCTGGCCAAGTCCGACATGCTCAAGAAGATGGACGGTTTCGGTGGGGGGCGGGGAGGCGGTCCGATCAATCCGAAGGCAGCGGAGGGTTTCTTCGACAACACCCCCGGCGCTCAATATTCCAACGTAGAGGGCCGGCGCAAAGCGATCATTGCTCGCAGTCATGCCATGATGGACGGCATCCTCGCAAAGTTCCATGCGGGCGTAACCGGCGTGACCGCGCACAAGGCTGACTTGGCCGATATGGTGCGCGAGGTGTTCGGTGAAGACAGCGGAAACGCTGCGGCCAAGCAACTCGGCAAAGCGTGGATGGACACGGCGGAAATGCTGCGTCGCCGGTTCAACGAGGCTGGCGGCGACATCGGCAAGATGGATCGCTGGGGCCTCCCACAGAGTCATAACACGCTTGCAGTGCGCAAGGTCGGGTTCGAGGCGTGGCGCGATTTCATTTGGGATAAGCTCGACCGCGAGCAGATGACGGACCCGAACACCGATCTTCCCCTGACCGACGGCGCAATGAACGAGGCGCTCCGTAACACCTGGGAAACGATCCGGTCGGATGGGTGGAACGACCGCAATCCCGGCGGCGCTGGTAAATCCTCTCTAGCCAATCGCCGTGCTGATCCCCGCTTCCTGCAATTCAAGTCAGCAGATGATTGGATGGCCTATGCCGATGAGTTCGGAACTGGCAGCGCCTATAACTCGATGATGGGCCACATCATCGGCATGTCGAAAGACATTGCCCTGATGGAGATACTTGGACCGAACCCCGCGCAAGGGGTGAAGTGGTTGAAGGATACGATCCTCAAATCGGCTGAGACGGACGAAGCGCCGGGGAGTCATGCAATCGAGCGGGCACGGTCCTACAGCAAGCGTATCGACCGCCTCTATGGCGAGATTACGGGGGCATCGAACGAACCTGAGAACCGCAATATCGCGCTGTTCTTCTCGTCCATCCGATCGCTCCAGACGGCGGCAAAGCTGGGTAGTGCGTTCATTTCCGCCGTCCCGACTGATCCCATGTTCGGGGTGATGGCTCGCAAGGTAAACGGGCTGCCAGCGGCCGGTATGATCAAGGATTACGTCAAGCTGTTCGGGCCGGGGCTGGAGGATAAGCAGCTTGCCATTCGACAGGGAATGATCGCGGAAGAATGGTCACACCGCACGGCGGGGCAGGCGAGAGCCTTGGGCGAGGAACTTACCGGCGAACTGGCCTCACGGCTTGCTGAGGGCGTGCTGCGGATATCCGGGCTTCAGCGCTATACTCAGGCTGGGCGTTGGGCCTTCGGCATGGAGTTTGTCGGGCATCTTACCGACCAGCGCGGTAAGGCATGGGGCGAGTTGAATAGCCTGTTCCGCGACAGCTTCCAGCGCTACGGGATCGATGAAGCAGGATGGGATAAGATCAGGGCTACCCCGCTGGAACGTGATGGGGGCGTGGACTGGATTAAGCCCGTAAATGTCGAAGACCGTGAACTTGGCGATAAGCTGATGGAACTGATCCACAGTGAAATGCTCTACGCTGTGCCCGAGATGGATTTGCGGACACGCGCGCTGTTCACATCGCTGGCGCCAAAAGGCACGATCGGTGGTGAGCTTGCTCGCTCCGCCCTGTTGTTCAAAGGTTTCGGCATCACATCGATGCTGATGCAGTCTCGCCGCATCATGGAACTGGGCAACCGGTCGCCGTGGACTGCAATCAATTATGCTGGCGGCTTGGCGATCCTGACAACCTTGGGCGGCGGCTTGGCGTTGCAGATGAAAGCTCTAGCAGGGGGGCGCGATCCTCGCCCGATGGACGATGCATCCTTCTGGGGTGCGGCTACATTGCAGGGCGGCGGGTGGGGTATCTTCGGCGACTTCCTCCAGAGCCAACAGAACCGCTTTGGCGGCGGCTTCGCCAGCACGCTAGCAGGGCCGATGGTCAGCGATATTCAAACTGTGGCAGACGTTGCCAAGGCGAAGCATCCGGCATGGGCTGCGGCTCGCACCGCTCGCCAATTCCTGCCGGGAGGCTCCTTGTGGTTCGCTCGCACCGCCTTTGACCGCAACGTGACCGATCAGGTACAAGAGGCGATCGACCCGAACTACCGCGAGTCATGGAGCAAGATGGCGCAGCGGGCCAAAGAGCAGCGGACTCAAATGTGGTGGCAGCCAGGCCAGCCATTACCGGATCGCGCGCCCAATATGGCGAATGCGCTACCTAGTCAGTAGCCGGCGGTTCTGGATGCGTGCAGTCGTAATAGGGGATTGATCCCCGACACTCAGAACCAAGCGCGCCGTAGTGTATCTCACTATATCCGACCATGAGAATGGCGAAGGCAGCCAGTGTCCCCAGCCCGACCGCAACTTTGTTTTGCGTCCACTCGGATAGTTTCGCAAACGCCGTGCCGGTGAGGCCAACAACGGCGATCGCCGAGAGGCAATCGAGCAGCCAAGCTGCGATGGGCGGGAGCGATGACACGCGACACCCTTTTGCCACTTCCGCACCCGCGATTCAAGCACCTGCCGCGAGAGCCTAGCCCTGCCGCTATCTTTGGGAGCGCGGCATGGCGATTGGAATTACCGACCACACCGGGCCGTACGTAGCCAACGGCTCACAAGCAGTCTTCCCGTTCGATTTCACCGCCATGTCGGACGTCGAAGTTGCGGTGTCGGTCAACGATGCGATTATTTCGCCGACGCTCTACATGGTGGAGCGCACGGATACCGGGGGATCGGTTGCGTTCCTCTCTGCGCCTGCCAGTGGCGCATTGATCCTAATCCTGTCGAACCCCGATTTCTCGCAGTTCAGCGAGTTTGAGAATCAGGGCGCGTACAATCTCTCGACCATTAATTCGATCAACCGCCGATCTGCGGTTAAGGATGCGTATCTGGCCAGCAGCGCCAAGCGCGCATTGCTGGCGCCTGTCGGTACGACTGACCCGCTGGCCTATTTCCAGTCGATCGGGTTCAAGGGTGACAAGGGCGATACTGGTGACACCGGCCCCCAAGGCACCGCTGGAGCGACGGGAGCGACGGGAGCCACTGGTGCCGCTGGAACGAACGGCGCAGATGGCACGACTGGCAACCATTATGTCGGTCAGGGCCTCCCGGCCAGCAACTTCGGGATCAATGGCGATACGTACACCGATAGTTTAACGGGCCTCTTCTATGGCCAGAAGACCAACGGCACGTGGCCCTTGGCAACGACGACCGACGTAAATTCTCCATGGTCGCACTATGACATGTCGTCCAATGCGACGTTTCCTTCATCGCTGCTAACCTGGACGCGCGCCAATCCTGCCGCGACGGTTTCGACCAACCTCTGCTACCATGACGCGATCGGAGCGAGCTATCAGACGTTCGCCACGAACACGCCCATTCGTCGCGTTGATCTCGGAACGGCGATCTTTCCGACCTCACGCAATGTGTTCCTGAACTCGACGGCGCCGGTAACGCAGTCCTGCACCGTTGTTGTCGGGACGATTATCGTTTGGTCTAATCACACTGCCGGCCTCACGATCACGACTGCGGCGGGCACGGCTACCGGTTCAGGGTTCGGCACGGTGGCCGTGGGCACTCCGCAAGTCCTAACGATCACCGGCGCGGGAACGATCACTGTCACCAGCTCGGGAACGGGCACTTGGTACGCCTGTCAGGTCGAATACAACCCGAGCCTGCCGAATAATTCTATCGCAACACCGCTTATCATCACGTCTGGATCAGCGATCACGCGCGATGCCGATACCAATGCTGCCGCTGGGGCGCTGCTCAGCCTGTTCCAAGGATCAACCGGCACGTTTGTAGCCGAGTTCTCGCGCATTGAAACGCAGACCGGTTATGGGCGTGTGCCTGGAATGCTGGGCATCAACGCGGCCACCTATTCCTACATCGCGAACGCTACGACGATCGCGCATAACGGCGGCCTCGTTACGGGGTCGATGGGCTCGCAGACCTGGGCCAGCGCGCAGAAATTCGGGTTTACGTGGGGATCGGGCACGCAAACCTACGGTGCGGGCGATCGCATTCCGACCGACTACGCCACCGCGTTCCCCTATGGCACTGTCACGGCAGCGCATATCGGATGCCATGACACGACCGCGAGCAGCCAACAGGTATTGGGCGGCTGGTTGAGGCGCATAAAGTGGCGCAGCGACGCGGTTTCCGATCGCCTGCTATTCGACACTTACACCGCGACCGCGATCCCGACCGTCGCAAGCACGACCGCTCTTGTTCCGGGCTATGTCGCTGGGGCGGCCATGCCCAAGCTCCGTGCCGCGTGCAGACTGGTGAAAGCTGGCGTTCGGGACGCCATTATCATCGATGGCTGCACCAGCCACACCGCTGGCGTGTACCCGACTGCGGCGCCACATGCCAATAGCTCGACCGCCAAGGCCGTGGCTGCACTGTCCGCGAAGCTCTCAATTCCGGTTCGCTTTGCCGGATGGTTCGGTAACAACACTTCCTCTCCCAGCGCCGGGGCCAGCGCATACCAGCCTGACCGCCTGACATTCTCGTCGGGATGGAGCGGCTACGGGACGCAGCTCGGCGGCGCGGCGATGAAGACCTCGACCAACGGCGCGACCATCGTAGATACTCCGCCGGGCACGACCGACACGTACACGGTCTATTACTGGACGTTCCCCGGCTATGGCGGGTGGACGATCTCCGATGGCACGCACAGCAAGGCTGTCGCTTCGGAAACGGCCTATACTGCTTCGATCAGCGGCACGACCATGACCGTCACCGCGATTGCGTCTGGTTATATCGCTGTGGGCGACGTTCTTACAGGAACTGGCGTCACCGCTGGAGCGACCATCACAGCGCTGGGTACGGGGTCCGGTGGCACCGGAACCTATACGGTCAGCATTTCCCAAACCGCTGCAAGCACCACGATCAAGTCCATTGGTCTGCATTCGGTCACGCTGGCTCCGGCCGATGGCATCGTGCGCGGGACCAACACCTTCACGATCACCAGCACCGACACGCTGCCCAAGACGTTTTGCGGCGCGCTGGAGCGAGACAGCCTGAGCAAGGCGATCCTCTGGATCAATGGCGGCACGTCTTTGCGCACGGCGGTTGTGTTCGCCACAGACGCCATCAACTCCGGTGCGGCCGAAAACAGCGTCCTCGCGGTCGTGCGGACGCTTGCGCCCGACGCGATGTTCTATGAGGCGGTGACGAATGACGCATCCACCGGCTCAAGTCAGTCGGCTTATACTTCCGCCGTACAGGCCGCGATTACTGCCGGACAGTTGACCGGCGATGTCGTCGTGATGGGCGATCCTCCAACGGCTACCGGTACGATCCCGCAGGCGACAGTGGATACTTACACGGCGCTGGAATATTCCGCCGCGGCATCCAAGGGCTGTCCGATTATCGACATCCCCGGCGTACTCGGGACGCAGGCAAAATGGCTGGCGATCGGTGTCTACGGGCAATCCACTAACTACACCGATAATACGCACTTTTCCGGCCTTGGGTCGGTGACTGGCAATGGTGACATCATCGGCAACATAAAGGCCGATTTCGTGGCGGCGAACGTATGATGCCGCTACTCGTCTTCCGGCCAATCTCCCATGGGCTCTCCCGCCGGGAAGTAATGCAGCAGCAGCCGTGCCGACAGAATCATGAGAACAACAAGGGCAACTGCCGCGATACCCGCATGAGGGGTCAGAATATGACCCTGACGATATGTCAGTTCATCGATCCAGCCGGTCGCATCGGGTGCGCAGTTCATCATTCTGCGATCCTATCGAATTTCGCCACCCCCATCAACCAAGGAGAATAACCATGCCTGATGACAGACAAGTGAGCCATCCGGCTCCAACGCCTACTCCCACCCCTACGCCAACACCAACCCCGACGCCCACGCAGACTAGCCGATAAGCGATGACGCCGGACAAGATCATCTGGGCATTGATGCTGTTCGGCGTGCTGCCGTCGTCGTTCGTCAATCGATCGGCGGCGGTAGTGCTGATCACGTTCGGCCTGGGTTATGTGGGCTGGCGTATCGGGCTACCGGAGCCGCAGACCCAGCTTGCGCTCTATGTCGGCGCGCTCGCCGTCGGTGTATGGTTCCGCGCGTCGCTCGCCCAAGATGTAGCTCTGGCGATGTTCCTGCCGCTCGCGGCGGCGATGGTCGCATGGCTCGCGGGATACGTGACCGACCTAGAGGCATGGAACGCCGCGTTTTGGCTCACCCTCATGCAGATAGCAGCGGTTCCCTTCGGCAATGATTGGGGGTCCATTGGCGTGTTTGTCCGCAAGGTAGCGCGGGGACTTCCCGCCAACCGAATGGAGATGTCTCTTGAGCCCGTGCGGTGAGCCAGGAGCTTGTAGTCGCCCTGTTCGGGGTTGGGGGAAGCATCCTGGGGACGGGGGGTCTGTTGGGTCTGCTCAATGCGCGCATGAAGATCGGTGCGGCCAAGGAGAAAAGCGAGATCGAACGGCTGCGCTTGGACATCGCGGAATTTCGCTCGGAGCTAAGTGCCTGCGAGGACCGGCACACCGTTCTGGAAACCCGGCTCAAGGCGGTCGAGTTCGACAACGCCATCTTTCTGGCGCGCTGGAAGAAGGACGCGACCAAGCGCCTCATTTGGATCTCGGACAAAGCGTTCCTGATGATCTTCGCGCCGCTGGGATATGCGTCGCGAGACGACTTGCAGGGGCACACGTTCGCGGAGTTGCTTGGGGACGTGGAGGCTATCCGGGAGATCGATCTGCTCGATCAAATCGCCCTCGCGCAGCCGCGCAGCGTCGTGTCGAACCTCATCAATCTACAGCCTGGTGGACCTCCCACGATGGTTCTGAAGGTCGCCACGATGGTCGATGATGAGCTTGTCTACGAGGGGTACGCCTATCAGGCGTCGCATCCCGATCTGCTCATAGCGGCCGGCAAGGCGCGCCAGGCTCGGCAGATCGAAGCTTCCACCACTCACTTGCTCAAGGACAGGTTAGATGACGTTTAACACCGGCGCCTTCTTCACGACGGTACGCAACAGAATGGGCGGCCTGAAGCAATCGCAGGTTGACGGGATCACCTCGATTCTCGACGCGGCCGAGCGCGCACACCTTCCGCTCGCCTATACCGCCTACGTGCTGGCCACGCCTTGGTGGGAAACCAACAAGACGATGCAGCCGGTGAGGGAGGCATATTATCTGCCGAATGCCGAAGCGTGGCGTAAGGCTCATCTGCGCTACTACCCTTGGTACGGTCGTGGGCTGGTGCAGCTTACCTGGGAGTTCAACTACCAGAAGGCGGACGATGAGGCCGCTGCGGCTGGGCTGATCAAGCCGGGCGAGATCATGGCCGATCCCGATCTGGTAATGCGGCCGGATATCGCGGCGTTCATCCTCATACGTGGGATGAGCGTAGGATGGTTCACCGGCGTGTCTCTCGGCAAGTGCCTGCCGTCACAGGGCGTCGCCACTCGCGAGCAGTACATGCATGCACGGACCATCATCAATGGCCGCGATAAGGCCGACGAGATCGAGGATATCGCGCAAGTGTTCGAGCGCGCACTCCGGGACGGAGGTTGGCAATGACCGTCATTTCTCTCGCCGATGTTCGCAAGGAGCGCCAGCCTCATTGGGAAGGTCCTTGCATCTGTATCGGCTGCCGTCACGAATGGCGCGACGTTGGCGAGATGGGATGCAACACCGGCCTTGAGTGCCCGGAATGCGGCTTACCCAAGGGCGTCACGAAATGGCCGTTCGGCTGCAAGGATGGCGACTTGGAGTTTCAGTGCATCTGCGGCTGCGAGGCAATGGCGGTCTACAAGCGGGCGATCGATGGCCGCTTTGTCACGCGCTGCATGGGCTGTGGATACGATCAGACAGCGGCGATCTATGGGGACGCACCATGAAGCTCACCAACATCTTAAAGGGCATTGGCGGCGAATTTGAGATTGGTCGCGTCAGCCTCGCCATCGGCGGCTTCTTTGCCGTCGTCTCGCCGATCTGCTTCGAGATATTCGAGATCGGTTGGAACGGCGGACACTTCGATCCAACCGCATGGTGCCTAGCTTATCCGGGCGGGCTTGGCGCGCTGGTCGCCAGTGGCGTGCTAGCCATTGCCAGCAAGGACAAAGGTGTTGCTGTGGCGAAGCAGACGCAGGCCGCGACCGACGTTGCGGCTGCTACAGTAGGAGCTCAGGCATGATCGCGATCGAAGGCATCCTGTCGTTTGTCTGGCGGCACTGGAAGCTGATAGCGGGAGGCGTGGGCGCGCTCGTGCTGGTCACGCTGCTACTGATCGCGAAGGGTGATGCTCGCCACTACAAAGCGCTCTGGCAGCAAGAGCAGGCGGCGCACCAACTGACGATCGCCAATTACAAGACGGCGGCGGCTGAGGCTGCGCGAATGGATCAGGCCAACATCGTCCGCGTCCAGACCGAGCAACAGGCCATTACGGAGAAGGTGACCAATGATTATCAGAGCAAGCTTGCTGATAGCGCTAGCCGCTACGACCGCCTGCGCGCAAAAGCCTCAGGCTATCTCAGCCATCCCGCAAGTCCGGGATTGCCCGCCTCCCCCGAAACCACCTGCCTCGCTGTTAGTGGCGCCACGTGTGAAGCAATTCCTACCCTCCTCCTAGAGGCGCAGCGGAACACCGACCAGCTTCTGGCGCTTCAGGCATGGGTGACGGCACAGAGCGCGGTGGATACGAACGGCGACGGCGGGAAGGTTGAGCCCTAAGGCGCCGTGGACACCAGACAAGTAACGACTCAAGCAGAATGCCCACGGCAGCTAGGGGTTAGAGCGCTCGGTTTCCAACATGTCGATCTGCTTTTGCACGACAGTCGTTACGGCGCGATTGAGGTTGGCTACCGGCACGAATATCTGGCGGTCGCGCACTGCGAGCGGTGCCATGGCCTGTAGAGTCATCATCACCATCTCCTCCTCACCCAATGCATAGCAGCAGCCGGTCATGGTTTAGCGTCCGCATTCCGCGCCGCAGATTTATGGAGCGACATACATAAATACCCACGCCGACGCCCAGAAACAACTGATGCCTGCTACCACACCCGCCAACCGCGCTCCGATCGATGGAGCCCGATTCATAATTCCTACGTGGTAAAAACTGCCGGCAGCGAAAAATAGCTCCACCCATCCCAATAGAGCCAGCGCTCCAGCGATCGTGCAAAGCGACGCGTAATAGAAGAAATGTTCGTGACTCATTTCATTTCCTTTTGCGTGATAGGTGGATAGCAGCAGCTATAAGGGTGAAAGCTAGTATCCATAGACCGAGTTCAACGAGGGTGGGGCCGATCATTGGGCGCCCTTCAGTGCCGCCCGCAGAGCCTCAAGCTCTTCACCATAAGTCGGGCCGCTGTACAGATGGTCGTGCGCCAGCGCGAAACTGAACATGCTGGTCAGGTGCGGGTCGCATTCGTCCAACTTGGCGACCAGCGCGGCTGCTGCCTCTCTGACCCTCTCGGCTTCGGATGCGGTAGAGGCGCGGGTATTCCATGCGGCGATGGCGTTGTCGCGGTCATTATAGAGCTTCGACTTTCGGCCACCACAAAGCACTGACGCATTGCACCAGACGCTATAGGCATCGGTCCAGCCCTCGACATTGCATGGGCGGCAGTCGGTCACGATGACGGTCGCCGGCCCTCCACAAAACGGGCAACTCTTTAGCGTCACCTCCACTATAGATAGATCAGACATTGGTGGGGTCCTTGGCTTGACGGGCGGCAGCCCGCTCCTGAAGCGATGTCCAATGGTCGCACCATCCGAGCCGGATACGCCGCGCGATGTCCTCGGCATCATCATCCTCGACCATGCGCCGCAAAAGGTATGCATCCGCCTCTGCATTTCGATCGGCCTGCGTAATCGCCATCACTCTTCCCCTGGTATCGGCGCTACGTCGAGCATGGCGGCGGGAGGGGCTGGGACGGGGTGCCATGCTTCGAAGTCGGCCAGTGACCACGGCAGAGGTTCGCCGTCGGGATAACCTCGCGCTTCTCCTGTCTCATCATCGATTGCGACGACGTACCACTCCCACCAGCGGGCTCCGGTCTGGTTATTCGTGACCCACAGACCGGCAATGAAAGGTTCGTCGGCGGGCGCCGTCTGGATCGGTCTCCACCCCTCTGGCTGCTGTGCAAAGGCGAGCAGGACTGCATCAGCGCGGCGCTTGTTGCGCTCCGCGCTGACGTATTCGTTGGCGTCCTCGTTGCTCTCAAACTCCATCGGCTCTGCACCGGGAAGCCTAAGGGTATACGTAGCTTCGCCATCGACCAGCCTAGTTAGTCGGATGCTATAGCCGAAATCCTCATCGGCGTTGCGTATCGCATCGGTCACAGCCGCCCGAAGCCGTTCAGCATCATCCTTCATCACAGCAGCATCCCCCTGAAAGCTTCGCGGACACGCTCGCTCCACTCGGATCGCGGAAAATTGGCGGCGTAGAGAAACGCGATCAGTTCGCCGACGCCAAAGCCGCCACGGCATTCCCCTGTGATGAGCGCCTCCTGGTCGCCATGGACGTGTCGATAGACTTCGTATGCTTTCAGTGTGACGACCTGCGGCATACGCGCTCTTTCCCCACGTTCGCGCCGCCAGTTCGCTTGGACAGGGTGCGTCGGGATCGCATCATCCTTCATGGGGTGTTCCCGTAGTGAGCAAGCATGGCTGACCGTCGCACCAAGGCAGGCCCATGTCGTTGCCGATAATGATGATGGCGAGCGTCGCAAGGATCGCGAGGCCGACGCAGACAAAGGCCTTCACGACTGGCCTCCTTGTCCTGGATGGGGTGTTCCTAGTGTTGTGAGGGCTGACGTAATCAGCATTTGGCCGCGCTGGATTGCCTCCCAAGCGTTGTCGCCGTCAGCGTCCGCGAGGATGCCGTACAAAGTCGACAGCGCCTCCCGTACATCCCCCTGCGCGGTGGCGGGGGTGGCGAGCGGGCCGGCGAAGTCCCGCGCCCGCTGCGCGTCTCCGGACCACGTGACCGTTTCGCCCGCCTTACGCCGCTCGTGATCGGCTTGGTACGAACGTAGCGCGCACCGGAATATCTGCGGCCTCGATAGCTCATGCTCTTCCATCAGGCGCTCGATAGCGGCCTGCTCATCGTCGGTGAGCCGGATCGTCATCGTCAGCTTGTCTTCCCCCACTACGGGATGCGGGGATTGTAGGGCGGCGCGCACTTCGCTGGGCCACATCGCCTCGCCGTGCGCATCTTTCGGCATTGCCTCGCGCACGATGTTCATCAGCGTGCCGCCAAGGTCGCCGTCAAACTCCTCAGTGCCGTCGCAGATTTCCCAATGCTCGACCCCCAGCTCTTTCGCCAGAAGCTCCACGGCATATTGGACGCCGCTTTCGAACACGCATCGCAGTGGGTGGTCATAGTCCGGGAGATCGCCGTGGTAATCGGCCCAGGGCTTACACGCCTCGTCCAGCGTCTCCCCCACCACCGGTTTCGCGTGGAAGGCTTCTAGTCTGTCGAGAAGCGTGGGGAGTGCGTTGATGGCGGTGACGATCAATGTAGCATTGTCGGCGTTCGGAAGCGTGTTGCAATTGCAGACGGCCGGCCAATCGGTGCGACGACTTCCGCTTGGTTCGTCGGTTACGCGCTTAACGCAGGCGGCTCCCGTTCCATCGTCGGGCACGTAGAGTTTCCACGGACCTTTCGACGCCTTTGCCAACAGCCCGCGCAGTTCCGCGATCAGGTCCACAAGCGCTCGATCATCTGTGTTCATGGCTGGGGGCTTTCGAGAGAAGGGGAGAGAGAAGCGCGGACGATGGCGATCTGGCGCTCTGCGATCATGCGTTCGATCCGCGCGACGCCCTCGGTAACGCCGTCATTCCATTGCACGCCGGGAGAGAAGCAGCGGGCCTGACATACGGCCTCGATGAGTTCGTCCTCGCTCACTTGCTCGCTTCCTTCTCTAGGTGGGTGCGGACGGTCATGGTTTGGCGATGCCCGTTGGGCCCGCGCTGTCGTGAACGGAGCCGGATGCGCGTCTCCGCCCTTCGGGCGAGTACCGCATGACGCGACGCAGAAGCACTTCGCCCCATTGCGAAGGATTTGCTTATCGCCACAGACGATGCAGTGCGCTGGGCGCGGGATGGGCGCTGCCTTCATGCAGCTACCCTCTGCATTTGGAGAAGCGCAATAAGCTGGTGTCCGATGCATTCGGTGAACGCCGGAGGAATTGCTTCGCGCAGCTCGTCTCTTGACATCCAACTTATGCCCATCGCTTTGCGGGCGTATTCGACACCAGAGAAATTGCCGACGACATGAACAAATTGTCCGTCGCGAGGCGGCCGGCCCATCTTAGCCTGATTGGGATGGTGCTTTCCGCAACAGTCCATAAATGGATGAACAAAGCGCCAATTCGTCTCAAACTGACGATGCCGGTAAACGCGAAGTTCGGGGAACGACGATCCGCACAGCGTGACTGGATCAATCAGCGGCGCGCCCGGGACATTCTCGATAACATACGGAAGCCCGCTTTCAATGAGCATCGCGCGCGTGCCATCTATCAGGTCGGGATGCTCGCGCCCGCGAAGACGTTGCGCCTTGCTATATCGCTGACAAGGGGGTGACGCATGGATGGCGTCGAATTCTCGCAGGAATGACCGGTCGAGCTTGGTGACATCCTTCTGCATGAAGGCAAATGGATACCGAGGCTGTCGATCTATATCGATGCCGACCACCTCGAAGCCGGCGCGGCGGTATCCCATGCCCGCACCGCCAGCGCAGCAGAATAAATCCAGGATCCGAAACCGCCCTCGTCGGTCGCTATAGTTTTCCACTGGAAGCCCGTTCCTCTCGGTGGGAAGCGCGCCGGTTTTCCGATCCAAGCGATCAGATTCCGCCGTTTCCTGCCAATTCGGGCTAACGTCTCTTTTACCACTGTTCGTCCAAGGTCGTCTCGCGCATCAAGCTCGGGGACCCATGGACGACCTGCTCCAGGAATTCATTGCCGAAACGCGCGAGACGCTAGACGCGCTCTCGGGCGAGATCGTCGCGTGG